GCATGCTGTCGTTAAATCTTGCAAATCCGCCACAAACTCACCACCGCCTGTTGTGCCGCCTTCATAGTACGCATCCACCAAAATACGCTGTCCGTGTTTACTGGGAACGACTTTGCGTAACATCTCTACTGATTTACAACGACCAACATGTTTATAGCCATCCGCATTAGCGAGGGATGAAAATCGATTTTCTGCAATATCACGTACCTTTTTAACAGCATAACTCGTTGCAATAGTGTCTGAACTTGAGCTGTTATCATCATCTGATTTCTTGCTGTTTGGAATATAATTATTTAACGCATTTCTCACAGAAATCACCAAGGCTTTAACAGTTTTAACCGCTTTTGAACTTGCCGCTGTAGTCTCACTTTCACTGTCAGTTGAAGATGATATATTTACTGGACCCGCATCTCCTTTGTCGCCCTTTATTCCATTTTCAATGAAATTCGATCTTGCTTGTTCGATTGCGTTTACAGCATTTTGGACTGACTGACTAACAACTTGTGCTTTCTCTGTCGCAGTTTGTGCAGCAAGCACAGCTAAGTTCTTAGCTTGTTGTGTTGCTTCTGTATCAAGTGCAACTTGTTGTGCATTCTGTGATACTTCTTCGGCTTTCTGAACAACAAGATTTTTATTTTGCTCTACTGAATTTTCGGCATTTTTTAATTGCCCATAAGTGACTGGATGATTATCCTCTGTTGGTTCAACGATAATAAAGGTTTCTGAAAATCCCTTACCATCATTTCTTAGTCCTGGAATTTTCTCTAAATGAGATTGGATTCCGTCAAATTCTTCCGCAACCGCATTACCGTCCGCTTTTGTGTACGGCGCGAAGTCGTGTTTGCGTTTATATTTTTCCGCTTGATTAGACACGGTAAAACCTCCGAGGAATAAAGTTAAGAATTAGACCTGTTAATTCAAATTGAGGGGAATATAACGAGCTTCCTGTGAACGAGATCGAAATATTTCTGCTGTAACCAGCTAGGTGAAGTGTTGGCGTTGAGTAATCCTCGGCGGACCACAAGAAATCATTCCATAAGCTTTCATTCCAACGACCACCATCACCAGTAGCACGAATATCTCTAGCTAAATGTGGTGCGTGAATATCTGCGTTATAATCAAGATCGAACCTATATTGGAAATTAAGCATACCTTTTGCGGTTGCTTGTAATTCTGCACTTTTCCAACTCTTAATATGCATCGGTGAACCACAATGGTTAAAAGCCATTTTCACGATCCAATCAATTGGCTTACCAGAGAATGAATAACATTTATCGGATTGACGATAAACCTTGCCATCACTGAATGCAAGATAGGTATTTTCTTTGCTCTGCCAAACACCCATTAATTTATCTGGATAGTTAAAATATGAGCATCTTGTTTTCCCATCTGGCAATAACATCATGCAAATATGAAGTGCATTTTCAGAATAGAATCTAACCTGATTTGATTTCGCTTTGGTTGAAGAATAAATAATATTATTTTCAATTGGCTTAAACCCAAGTTTACGACTTGAGTCCGTTTCACTTAATTTGAAATCACCAAATTGCTCTGTTGCATCAACTCGAATAATACCGTGCTGACTTACCGCAATTGGCATAAAAACCGTTTGCAATGTGCCAGTTTTAATACCGACCGTTGAAATATCTTTTAATACCCAATCTTCACGAGTCGACCCATAAAGTGCGCTAACTTTATGACGACACCCTATGAGTAAAACACCACCAACAGTTGAAGAAAGCGCGGTAATTTCATCGCCTACTCCAAATTGCTCCGAACCTAAAATAACGGACCATTTAGTCGGTTTACCAACGAGAGAATGCCCCAATTGCCCACCTTCAAACGACACAAACAAGTGGTTTCGGTGTGCGCAAATGTGAATTGGTTTTTCAGCATGAATAGCGACTGGAACAATAACGCCATCTGGACGAATTTCAATAACTTGTTCGCCATTACATCCATAAGCGTATTGAGTTTGAGGACTACCGTAAAAGTTATGATATATAAACTTCCAATATTTACCCTTAGATAACACAACCTTGTCACAAGATTGAACTTTAGCCACAATCTGACTTGAAATAGTGATATTGTCATTGATATTCAACTCAGTAGATGTGACGATAAAACCAATCTGGTTATCTGCGGATAATACAACGGATAGGATATTGCTTTTTACTGCACCAACAGAAAATTCAATACCATCAATTAAATCCTGTGGTTTACTGATTTCTTTTAATTGAACAATGTACGTCTGCGCTGATTCTTTCCAACCATTCTCAGTCGCAAAAAATACACCGCACTTTTCTTCCTGATCGCGAAATGCAATGACTTGCTCATTTAATTCAACAACACCACGGATAAATTCATTACCCGGTACAGCTTTGACATTATCTACACCGAATTGAAATGCCTTAGCTTGAAACTCTTGGTATTTCAGAATATCACCAGAATCAACGAATGGATTAGAAGTTAGCGTGTATGTTGTTGAGTCAATATTAAAAGAGGTCCCAAGCGCGACGTTTAACTTCCCTACTACAGCAACAGTAGCGGTATTACCATGTGCTGCAATAATCCAGCACGCCTTATCAGCGAGATGAATTTTTTTACCTACTGCACTTGGTTCAAGACCTCGATCTAAAATAAAGTGAAAATGATTCATTTCTGATGGTTGAATTTCACCATCAACACACTCAAACCCTTCAATACGAGAAAAGCCACCCTCTAGATTAGGCTGAACATTTAACGCCATAATCGCTTCACTGTTTGCTTTTGCGATAGGTGGTGTAGTTAAATCCATTCCACCGCTAATCGCAACAAACTGTGATTGAATTTGAGGTAGTTTAGCCAAAGCGAATACCCTCTAAAAAGTCACGGCAAAGCAAGTGAAGGTATTTATCCCACTCATTTTGCGCATGAACAATTAATTCTTGAGCATTTTGAGAAATTGCTTTGCCTTGCATCGCGTAAAATACAATTGCCAAATGATATCGCTCTGGAATAAAAGGAGTATCAGTGGAGGTATTCAAGATTTGGATATTCTCTTTTGAGAAACCTTCCCTCCAAAAACGTCTATCCCAATCCCTTATTGTTTGAATATCATTCCAAGCTTCACGAATTGCATTCACATATTCAAGACTGCGACCGCGCTGATTTGTGACCTGAGTAGGACCTTCGCCAGTATCATTCATTTCTTGGCGAAGGCGTTGGGCGAGTTGTATAAAGTTCATTACTCTACATAACCTAAATTAATGATGTTGTAGCGAGGAACAAAGCCTTCTTCTAATGAACCATCCTTGTTTTGGTCGTAAGTGTAATCGCCTGCACTAGCTAATAATTTATAAACAGACTCTGGAATAACAACTTCTTTGTTGCGTTGAATTAGCGCATCCCAGTCATTAATTGAAACATAAACATCACTGCGATCACCGTTAGATTCAGCAATCTTGATTTTCACTTTTTTCTGCTTATCAAGTGCTAAATCTGCATCATCGGATGAAACTTCTTTATCACCAGATTTATCTTTACCATCATTACGCTCTAATCCGTTTGCTTTCTCGTATTCAAGGATTGCATCAACAAGTTCTTGTTTCGAACCATCTTTTTCAATACCACAAACATCGCGTAAGTGAGCTTTCAATTCTTCAACTTTTGAAGTTAGTGAGATAAATGGATATGACATGATTTTTCCTCTAAAAAAATACCCCACAACAAAATGTCGTGGGGTTATTGGTTAAAGTGCTGTTGCTGCGACTTCGATGCGAACAAGCCACGCTTCGTTTAAGATTTTAGCTGCGTGCCACGCAATCCAACCTACTGAGCCAGTTTGACCTAACTCATCGCCTTTTTCAGGTTTTCCTGGATTGCGGATCTTCATTTGAGCAGACTCCTTGCCTTTCAATGGACAAACCGCAAAAGCATCTTGTCCGAAAACTGCGATTTTGTAGACGTCAGCATTTGACCCGCCAGTAGATACCACTTTACCACCTGATGCAGCACCAGCATTAGCTGTTGGAGTGAATAGCGGTGAAGTGATAAAGCGCACGTTTTCAACCGAACCTAACTCCTGTGGAGATATTGGCGAACGTGAACCATACTCAGCCACTGGAGTGAAGTTAGGAAGATTACGAATATCAGATTCTAAATCTGTATGGCATACCGCAATATAAGATGCTTCAATCGGTTTAGTGCCATATTTGATAGAGCCATCTAAGATAGAGGTTTTCTTCTTAGCACGATTCTTCTGTAACTTGCGCACTGCTGCACGAATATGATTAATGTTTAATGGATCTTTTACTGCATCTGTCTGCGTACCTGTTGTGTAAATCACGTTTGTACCACTACAAATTGCACCCCAAGTTACCATTTCTGCAGTTTCAGCCGCCTGTTCACCAGAAAGCATAATAAGGTCTTTTAAGACTGGATCTTCGTGAGTGTCTTGGATGACATCGGTGATTTCAGCCCACGCACCATATTGCTTTAATTGCACTTCCACATCTTCATAAGACATTTTTTGCGCATCAGGTTTAACGCCTTCTGTCAATGCGGTTGTTGCCGCTGGGAATGGCTTAGGACGGCGGAATTTAATGGTTTGTGATTTGTTTTGTGGAATTGGTTTGGTTTGTGCCAATTTTGATAACACCAAGATTGGTTCAGCATGTGCCAACATTTCGGCATTAGCATAAACTAGAGTACGAGGTGAAATATCGGCATAAGTAGTTGTGTTACTCATAATTTGACTTCCTTAATCTGATGAACTTAATTAACGAAATCGCTGCTTGTCTAATTGAGCTGCGATCTGATCAAATAAAGCGTTCTCGTCAACTTCCTCACCACCTTTAGGCGTGTTACGACCTGTTGGGAGCGTGGTTGCGGAAAGTTGTTGAGCTTGCTTGGCTCTACGTTCAGCATTTGCGGATACTGCGTTTTTGTATTCTTTCAGGAGATAAACCGCATCGTTTGGGTCACTCGAAGAAAACATTGACTGAATACCTGGTGTTTGTTGGTTTAGCCAATTAGTGAATTGCGGATCAGATAAAATCTGTTCGGCATCAGGAATAAGTTGAGTGACATAATGAATACCGTTATCTAGCTCTTGTTGGGCTAAATCACGCATATTGGCTTCGGCAATACTGTTGAGAGGTTTTGAAATATCTTCAAGGCGTTGATTTTGATGTGCTAAAAGCTTGTCAAAGACGGCAGCAACTTCTGGATAGTCTTCTCTTAATTGATCTAACTCTCCAGCAAACTGCGGTTTACTTTGCTGTTTTAACTGTTCAATCTCAGCCAACAAGCGTTCGTTTTCAGCTTGCTTTTGTTGATATTTCTTATTTAACGCACCAACACGACCGATTTGTGAACGGGCGTTTTGTTGGTAACGCTTTTTGTCTGCTTCTAAATTGCGGAAATTTTCTTTCACTTCATCCGAGGCGTTGGCTAACCATTCAGGAAGATCATCTTCAACCTCTTTTTTAGGTTGTTCTTGACCATCTTCGCGCTGATCAGGCGTGTCCTTTGTGGTTTCCTCTGCATCTAATGGCTTTTCAGTAGCAGTAAGTTCACCAGAAGTTTCAAGAGATTGAGCGGCTTCTTCAAAAGCGGCATCTGCATCAAATTCTTGGTGTTCTTGATTTTCCATTTATTACTCCTAAAGCGGCATTACGCGGCTTGTGTAATTGGTTGAAATAAAAAACCGCACCTGATTGCTCAAAGTGCGGTCGTGAATTAGTTAAGTTTTAATGTGGATATAAGGGATTGGAGTTCTCTTACTTGTCCACGCAAAATATCGTATTGCTGTTGCGTTAATCCCTCTTGACATAAGTCTTGCTGATACTCAGATATACGCTTTTCAAAGAACGTTTTTAACTCTCGTCTATCAGCTTCGTTATTTAAAATTGTCATATTTGGGCCATTAAAAAAGCCCAGTCCGTTAAGACTAGGCTTGTAGATTTAGTACTCCTGATGGGATTTGAACCCATGTTACCTCCGTGAAAGAGAGGTGTCCTTGACCATACTAGACGACAGGAGTGAATTTTGGGTAATAAAAAAGCCGAAATGCAAAGTAAATTACAGTTCGGCTATTATTAGAGATTTTACCCTAAAAATTTTAACTGTCAAGTTTTAATGTGTATTTAGCCCTTCCATTCGTCTGTATTGGGTTAATATTTTACGCTGTAATTTCTCCATAGATTGATTGTATTTTCTGATTCTGTTTTCGTAAGTCATAGAACTAATCTTGCCTTCACGCAATTGACGAGTGAGTTTGGCTTTTTCACTTCTTAACTCACCCATTGCTTTAGCGTTTCTCTCATGGAATTTAATCAACTTCTGTCTTTCAGGTGTCAGCCATCCATTAAGCTGTTTATTCTCTTTGCGGTAAGTGTACTCTTTGAAAACAGACTGTGCTTCTTCGCTTGCCTCGTAATATCGGCTTTGTACTGCAAACTCATTACCTGCGCCATAAAGCTGATTTAGGAAAGGTGTACGAGTATTTCTGCCTAATTGCTCACGATTTGGATTATCAATAAAGATAGTGTTTAACTCTCTTAACGAACCAAGCATTGCACTGTAACCATCAAACAAGTTTTTAATCTGTTCTGGGTGCATATCAATACCAGTGGATTGCTGTATATCAATCGCTAAATCTTTCCAGAATTGTGCAGTGGTTGATTTAGACTGCTCTGCTTTTAATTTATCGTCACGCACGAAATTGGTTGTAATCTTGTTACCGAAAGCGGATCGATTAAGTACATTTTGCATTAACGGCTGGAGAATGCTTGGCGTTGCTGTCAATGTTAATTTTTCTAATGGATATTTAGCAGCGGAAATTTCTGACGGTGAAACGGGCGCAAATGTTTTCATTGAGTGAGAAAGCATATTTACACCAGCTTCAACATAAGAAATGTCGCTTACCGTTCCTTTCACAAGATTAGTAGCAAAGTTCCATGCCATTTGTGGCATACCAAAACCGACTGGCATTTTGAGGTAATCACCATTTCCAATTGGAATCGGAATAAAACGAGTAATATCACCAAGTTGATCCATTTTATTTCCGCCTTCATCTTCATCATCCATTGAACGTAAGACGGTATAAAGTGCGGTCATGCCAGCAATATAAGTTAAGAATCGCATTTGTCCCTTACGGGTAGATAAATATCTAATCAAGTTAGCTGCACCCATTACTGTTGGTTGTGAGAATAGGTAAAGTGCCTTAATCCCTTTCATCTTAGACCCAGTCTTACGGAAGTTTGTTAGGTTTAAAGTAATTGCGGCCGCTTGCTTATTATCTACACCATTATCAATAAGTGATTTATACGCTGCTAATGCTGATACAGTATCAAACATCTTATTGTAAGATTCTAAAACACCAGCCACTTTATCTAGTTTATTGGCAATTGGATTATTCTCACGTTTTAGTTTCTTAATCAAATCCGTTTCCGTTCTATCAAGATAAGTACCATAGTTAGAAATACCGCCATTTTTTAATAGCTCTTTAAGCAGCCTTTCACCCTCTATACCATCTCTCAACTCTTGACCAAAACCAAAGCGTTTTGTTGCTTGCCAGACTTCTTTGCTTGGATTAAGTACATTATTCCATATTCCACGACCAATCCGATCCATTGTTTTACTATCGATCTGCTTGCCATTCTTATCATAAACCTTTTGCACTCTTATAAATTCTGATTTTTCCCAAGTATCTCGGAACATATTGATTGGGGCAAAGGTTAGCGTCCACTGCGTTACACCTCGAGCATACCAACTGGTAGGTTTAGAAAGTGCTTTTAAGAATGCATTAGCATATTCTACGTTATCGCTTTTAAGTGCATTCATCGCTTTTTCTGGTAGTTCATATTCATAATACAATCCACCTTGTTTCGCGATTAATACATTATCACTACTACGCGTTAGACCTTGCATTCTACGCTTACTGATACCAATATTTTTGCTTGCTTGTTCTCTAGCATCTTTCTCGGTATAGCCTTTATCTTTTAACAGACTTACTTCTGTTTCAAACAAATCATCGATCTTGCTCTTAAAATCAGACCAACCGGCATAAGTTGTCGTTTTCCCTACTGCTTTCCATACTGCGTCAATAGCATCTTCAGCCTCAGATGATGTACGACCTTTTAAGGCTTTATCCTTGGCAATATTTAAAGAATTAGCACCGGCACCACCGATAAAATCAAAGTCGTCTGCTTCTGCATTTGGATCGCCTGTTAATGGCACATAATGGCGGTTAGCTTTGAACTTGTTATATTCATCAGTGGTGTAACGACCACTACGATAGTCAATTTCAAGCCGTGCTTGGTTTAAGTCTGCAATTAAATTACCAATACTTTCTAGCTCACTGCGTGGAATATCCTTTTCAATGTTGCGCATAATTTCTTGTGCTTCTGGAATGGACCAACCACCAGCAACACCAACCTTGAAATTCTTGTTATTAAAATCCTTATTCCACGCATCAGATTTTCTAGCAAGGTATTGTTTTTCTGCTTTATCGAAAGCTTTTTGTGCTTCTCTTACTTCATCAACAGTGCCATTCGCCTTCACATCTTCTAGCGCTTTCTCAGCATCTAACATTACTTGCTCATCAGCTTTCAGCAATTCCATATTTTTTTCAATAGAATATCGGGCAGACACCCAGAATCCCGCTTTGCGCTTGGCTGTTTCTTCATTGATTTTGCCATTAGACTTTTTGGCAATTTGTGCAATTTTAGAAAGGATTGGTTTAAGGAAGTTAGTTTCTAATTCAGAATTTAATGCATCACGCTTACCTTTTGCAGTGTACATCGCATCTTTTAGTCTACGTTTTTCGTGATCTCGACTAGATGTTTTTCCTGTGTCATCACTGAATTTCATTTCATCAATCCAGTCATTAACAGGGCGCAAGCTATCAGCTAACCATTCATCTAATTTTGCGGTGCTTTTATTTACTGCTTCTTTGAATTTTTGACGAGAAGTAAAGATATCCCACCATTTAGGTTCTGGCTCAATATTGCCACCGCGAGATAATTCTAGGACGGATGTATTTCCACCTTGAGAAAATGGGGTAGTTTTAGAAAACTTCATTTGCTCATTCTGATATTGACTTAGATCAGTTTCGGTTTTAATATTGAACGCAGAAAGGTTATCAACGCTAGTTAGCATATTGGGCAATTGAAGCCCGCCACTTCTAGCAAATTGATAGCCTTTTGTTTTGTTCCAATATATTGTTCTTGATAAATCATTTCCGATTTGAGTATTCCAATCACGTCCATAAACACTGGTAATATTGATTACTTCTAGCTTATCGCCGACACGCTTTAATTGTAGTGCAGCAATTAGAGGTTTATCTTTTCCATTTACGACTTCACTTAATTCAGTTAAAACTACTAATCCGTTTGGGTTCATTGAACTTGGATTTGAACGCATAATAGCGACTGGATTATTGATTTGCTCTGGCAAACGTTTTAAATCATCCCCTGTAACACTATGTTCAAAAAGGGCTTTTTTAATGACGCTTTCACGCATTGCAATTTTTACCTCACCTAGTCCTAACATTTTCAATACAGGCGGTGTTGTTCCCATATTAATATAACGTTTTGGATTGGACGGTCCTGCATTTTCAATACGATCAACCGCCTTTGCAAAACTCGAACTTGGTTCCTCGTTTAAACTGAATTTGGCGTTATTAAATTTATTATTACTTAGAACATCTCCACCAGCACTTTTATTGATATCACTTAATAGACTAATTAAATCATTATGACCGAACTTATCCGCCGTTTCTTTACCAAATAACTTTGCAATAAACTCACGGATTCTTTGTGCGGTCATTTCAAACCAAGATTTAAGCCCTTTTTCATGTCCTTTTGGAATATCAATTCCATAGCGACTTTTAAGCTCGTCTAGCTTACCTGTTACATAGGCTGCGTGTAGCTCGGCTAATGCTTCTTCTACTGCTAAGTGACGATTCTGTGCGGTTTCTGAGCGTTGTTTTTGAATGGCGTTAGCAAGTTTATTAATGGTGCTGTTCTTATCAATCTTCGCCATAAGATCGTTAAACTCCGTACCAAATTTAACCCCTAATCCTCTGTGCGCTAATTCGTGCCATGCCACCCAAGCCAAACGTTCATCTTTTGTTAAGGTATTGCTAGCGTGGATATTATCAGCCACGATAAAGATTTTACCTGTTTTAGGATTGTAGCCAGCTTCTACCGTTGGATCTGTAATACCCATTTCAGCAGCAGTTACTATTTCAAAGTGTTTGGAAAGGTGTTTTCCAACGAATTTAGAAATTTTATTATGGATAGATGTAAGATTTTGGCTTTGAGGTTGTTTTTTGTTCTGAATGTATTGACTTAGATCGGCTTCGGCTTTAATATTCATATTAGATTGGCTCACATTATTTGATGCGATTTTTGAGGGCAATTGGAGCCCGAAAGCATCAATGAATCGTGAGCCTTTTTCTTTATTCCAATAGAGTAAGTCGTGGTTAAGCATATTCTGCAATCCACGTAATTTTTTTCCATAGATACTAGCAATATTGATTACCTCAATACCATCTTTTGCTGTTTTCAAATGCAACGCACTGATTATGGGCTCTTGCTGTCCCGTTACTGGATTTTTTTCTACCAACTCCGTTAAAACCACATATCCTTGTTGAGTAGCTTGTGGAGCTGATTTCATCACAGCAACAGGATTGTTAAGTTGGCTAGGTAACTGCTTTAACGTTTCTGGTGTAACATGGTGTTTATTACCCATTACCTTATTTAGCACATCACGACTGATCAGTACTTTTGTGTCCTTAATGCCCAACATTTTTAATACCGCTGGAGTCGCCCCCATTGGAACATATTGCCGTGATGGCTTCCCGCCTTTAGAAACAGTATCAACCGCTCTAGCAAAATCAGAATTAGGATCTTCATTTAGAGAATAACGAATGTCATCGTTACTCACATTAAACTCGCCCGTGTTGTCGGTAGCGGATTTGATTTGGTTTGCTTTGAATGCTACAAATACATTTGCTTCTGTATCATTAGGTTTATCAGTAAAACCATTATATCGGTCTCTTACATTATGGTATATCGCACCATTATACCCTCTTGATTTTGCATCTATGGTTAAATAATCCGTTGATACACCTTTTATATCATCAGAATCATCATATAAACTAGGGTCAACATTATCAATGTGCTCCACTCTTAATTCAAAATCTTCATCGGTGTTATCTTGTATGTATTGATTTGCTTTGGATTCTTTGATAAATCTAGCTTCAACTTCATCATATTGGTTTAATACAAAATAATCACCGATTGCGTTGTCTTTAGGGTCGATATAATTATTCCAAGACTGACCCTCAAAATCACTTTCTGATGGATTACGAACATTTAGAAATGTTCCATAATAACCGCCATTAGAATTATTTTTATCAAAGTAACTCTTAGCAATATCTTGATTATCAGTAAAGTAAATACCTCTAACCCTCTCATCTTTGAAAGTGTTAAATCCATAATTGGATGAACCATGATATACCAACAACGGCTCCCCAGTTTTCGGGTTCACTACCTTACTTGCATTTTCAGGATCGTTTTCCCAATCACCGAACCACGCCTTAAACTCAGGTGTGCGGACCTGCACCCATTGGCGATAGCTCAATTCTGTTTTACCGTCTTTTATTGCTTGTTGATATGCTTCTTGTCCACCTAATCTGTTTTCTGTTTCATAGAAAGATGGTATTTCTTGTTGTGAACGACTTAATTTCAAATCACCGCTTTCTTCTGAAAGTGCATTAAGATCATCATTGATATTATCCGCTTGATTATCCTCTTGCTGTTTTTGCATTTGCGAATGAACTTCTATCGCTCTCGCCTCTTTTCTGCCCATTGCATTAAGTGCGTTGATTCTTTGGTTAGAAATGAGATCGTCTAAGTCATTAGCAAAGTTATTAATTGACTCAACTTGTAGCTTGATTCTTGCATCAATTTCTGGATTGCCTGTTTCGATTGTATCAAGAATACGCTTGCGCTCTTTGTTCATTGTGCTTTTATGAGCGATTGCATCAATACCGCCCATCACACCACCAAATACACTACCAAGCACCATACCATCAGCAACATTCTGTTTCATTCCATCGGTAAGTTCTCGATTCGAATCATAATATTCTTGCGCCGTCTTATTAATTGCATATTGCTCTGCTGCACCCTGCACACCCTCTGTTGTTGATTCAAGCAATGCACCTTTAAGTAACCCACCTTTGATTGTTTGACCTGGTTTAGCCAGACCCCATAGACCACCACCAAGACCGCTAATTGAGTTCGATACAATATCAGTGGCAATAGTGGCTGGATCTAATGCAGCACTGCGTCCAACCTGATTTCTAAATGACTGTTTGGCTTGTTCAAACAATTCTTCGTGCGTTAAGTTCTGCCCTTTTGGACTTTCTTTTAATCCCCAATATGTTTGTTTAAATCCCTCTAAATTAGCCAAATCTTCATTGCTCATTTGACCGACTTCATCATAAACTTGACTTGCGCGATTACCTGCTGACATAGCAGACATTACCGCAGTAACACCCATTGCACGTTGTAGATGTTCTGGCACGCCTCTTTTAGCTGCTTCTTTTACGGCCACTTCACCAATTTGCTCTGCTGCTTCTTTTGAAAGTTTTTTGGCTGCAAATTTAATTCCAGTGGTCGCAGCTTTACCAGCACCAAGTGTTAGAACAGTGTCCAATTGTTCGCCAAGTAAAGCCCCTAAATTACCAGCCCACCAATGCGCATTTAGAACACCTTGCCCCTCGCCTGTATCTTCATTAAACCCATCGAAAGCACTTTGTCCTAACGCTTCACGCATTTTAGATGACATAGTGGACATATTCTCATCCGCGCCACTTGCTGCCCAATCTGCTGCCTTATTAAGCCATTCACTATCGAAAATCGTTCCTAGTCCGCGTGCAAGATGGCTTGCACCACGCCAAGCTCCCATTTGAAAACTATCAACCACATCCCCCATGAAGCCTTGTTCTTCTGCTTTTGGTTCGCTATTCATCAGGATTGATGATAAATCAGGAATTTGCGTATCTTTATCGCCAAAGACCGTTTTTTTCATATATTGATATTCGTCATCTGAGAGTTTGAATGCTGACATGTTTATTTCCTTTTCTCTGGGCATAAAAAAAGACCTTTCGGCCTATCTTCTTCTCTATGTTCGGTTAATCTAATCCAATGTTGTTACGCACTTCGGTCTCTGGCACCGGCGTTTGTTTAAGTTGAACTTCTGTCTTAAACTTCACCATATCAACCGCCTGTCTTCCGCTTTCTTTCTGAATATCAGCAGAAATGCGTGCTGTATTTAACTCTCTATCGAGATCGAGTTTGGCTTGTGAGGATTGTTGGTGAGATTGGATTTCTAACATTTTAATTTCCAACTCTTTCTCTTTGATTGCGACTTTCATTTGCTCCAACTGCAATTGATGTTGGATTTTCATTTGCTCTAATTGCATTTCGTGCTGTTGTTTCTGTTGTGCTAACTGCATTTGCATTTGTGCTTTTAGAATTTCTGGATCTTGCGGTTGCTCACTTTCTGACTGTTGCATTTGCTGTAATTTCTGCTCATACTCATCTTTAGGGATAAGCATCGTTTGTGTCCCCATGCTCATAGACTGCATTAGCGTTTTAGCACCGTCGTACCAATCGAAAGCGTGCATCAGTTGTGGATGCTGACCAAACTTCTGGAAAATGTCGATAATCTGTGCGGTTTGGGTTTCTTTCACCAACAACGCAGACGTACCACGAGCCACCACTTGCATGTCGCCTTTCACTTCATTGTCTTCGCTCATAACCATGTTATATTCATAGAAACGTCTAATTAGTGGCTTAGTGACAGCATCATCCCATTCTTTTACTTGTCGTCTGCGAACTGCATTTGCCGCATTCATCAGCATAGACATACCACCAAGCGTTGGTGTCACTTGCCCTTGTTCACCTTGAGCAATCATCGGCAACCCACTTTCCTCATCCATAAATGACTTAGAAAGCTGAATGATATTAGCAAATTCCTGTTGACGACTATCGAAACCAAATACCCCAAACGCTCTTTGCGCTTCAAACTGTGCGTTTGCTGTCGCTCTATCACTGGTTCGCCAAATTTTATTCGGTGCGATTTCCCAACTACCATCAACTGGTTGCAATACAGAATTGTTCACGACAATTTGCGATCCGATTGTCATCACACTGTTATCAATCATTCCACGCCAAGCGGTATTGAGAATATCTTGTGCATCACGGCAAAGGTAAGGAATGCCAAAACCAAACACACAAGCAACATCAGGCTCACAAGTATAGACAGAATATGGGAATTCAGATGCATTTACAGGATTAAGGTTCACACTTAAAATCTTACCATTCCCAGACATCACAATAATGCCATCAATCTCTGCACCACTTTCTTTTTGTGCATCTGTAATTTTGAGTTGTTCGCCACTTTCTAGCTCTTGGATCGCCTGTTCAAGCACTGATACAGGAATACCGCCATGATAAGTCCACACCTCATACCGCTTGTCATTTGTTGCTTTTTCTAATCCTGACAATGTGCGTAACGTGTCTAAATAACCGTCTAAATCAGAACTAGAAGTATGTGTATCTTTTGCATCCGTTTCGATTAATTCTTTAATTGCTTCTTCAAAGTAATAAGGGTTATTAATTAATGCCTGCAAGTGTTTTTTAGTAAGATAAGATCGCTCAAACACAAATTGGCACTCTTTTAAGTTAGGTGCAGTCATATCTGGCACAAAATCCCACGGCAAGACGACTTTCACTGATGGTTTGTTTTTAATTGAAGAATTAGCTGACCAATTCCCCAAGCCGTCATCTTTCCAACTTCTTTCCTCCACTGTTTCAAGAACTGGACCGCGTAAAATGCCCGTTCCAAGTACCGCAGCATAATGCAAAGCTAAACGTGCTTCTGCTGCGTAATCGCATTCTAACAACTGATCGTCAATGAGTTTTTCCATCTTCTCTGCGCGCTCTTTTGCATCTAGCATTATTTGGCGCGCGGTTTGGATTTGTTGCATTTGCATTGGATCTTGCGAATCAGGCTTTTTGGCAAGGTTAGCAATGGATGGAATTGGTGTTGGTGAAATACCATAGTTTTTATCATCACTCGGAAATAGCATATCTGTCATTTGAGCAGACCATGCGTCAGTTTTCGATCTCGTATAACCCACAAATACTTTTGATTTATTTGTGCTAGATTGCTTTTCATATTGATTGCGATATTGATGCATATCAGTTACCCATCGTTGAACTATGGGTTGGCGTTGTTTGATTTGCTCCATTAATCGGCTTTGTAGCGTTTGCCCAAAGCTTTCTACTGCATTTACAAGTTGTTCTGACATTTCTAATATCCTGTTTTCGAGCTGATTGGATTATGTGATTTGACGTTGATGATTTGTTGCTTGAACATTGTTGGCATTGCGCCTAGACATAAATATTGGTTTGCATCGTGTGGATGTGAATAGCGGTTTTTATCTGGCGTTTCGGTATATTTTTCTTCACCACTTACGTTTAATTGACGGTATGCGTAGCCTGTTTCATAACCTTTAATAAGTGTTTTGCAGTGTGGGCTAATTAGCATTGCTGGCTGCCCTCTGCCGACTAAACGAGAAAGCCACCAACGCACTGCTTCTAATCGCGCTGTTGTATTATTCGTATCTGCTGGTTGTGCGTTAAATCCATACTCTTCCAATAACTGAAAACAAGTACGCTCATCAGTTTGAGCACGTTGCACACCAGCAGGATCGCCAATCACGCGAATACTGCAATCAGCGTATTTACTTCTTAAAAGAGGGGAAAGTTGTTCTGTAATAAATCGCTCAATCCCCATTCCTGTTGCTACTACTTCATCAACAATACGAAGTTGTCCGATCGGTGCAATTTGCCCGATGATTGCGGCTGGAGTGAGTCCAAAGTCCAAACCGATAAATGTTTCCCACGATTTGACTGGTACAAGTTTTTCTTTTGAAACGTGTAATTCTTTGTTGAAGTGATCTATGAACACTGGTTTTCCTGTTTGTACTGTTGCAAACTCATTACAGATGCGTGATTTAATCCAGTTTAACGTTTTGCCCTGAATGTTATCGAACCAGTACTCATATTGTTTTTTGTGATTCTCAACGTTCTCAGCAAGCGGATTGGCGACAAAGCGACGACCTTTATAATCAACAAACAAACCTTGTTTAATAAAGGCTTTTACTTCCTTACTTAAACTGTCATGTGGAATGCCTGTGATATCAATTAACGCACCTGGTTGCGTGATAAATTCCCAATTAGATGGTTTTAATGGCTCTCCTGTTTCTTCATCAACTCCGCATTCAAACTCATACCACCAATGATCATCATCAGGCGAGTTGGTATCCATAATCATTCCTGACCAAGTAGCACCTACACCCTCTTTCATAGATGGATAACGACCTGTACGGCTCACTGCTTCGTTAACTATGGCCAATGGCATAAATTGCGCTTCGTTGATCCAAACACCTGTTAATTCCAATGACATTAATTTGTCGATATCTTTCGGCTTATCGAGTGAAAGAAAAAAGAATTCTGCCTCAACAATTGTCTTACCGTCAGGATGTGGAATTCTCATTACACCAACAATGGGTGAATCGTATTTAATCGGACAAATACTTTGTGGAATCCAATCTTGGAATGTCTTAATTACAGTCCCCTTTAGCTGCGGATAAGTGTTTCTGATACAAGCCCAGCGTGTTTTTCTAATGCCTTCGGCATTTGGTTCTTGATTTAGGCTTATTTGGAACATCTTCATTACGCAACCAACTGATTTCCCACTACCGATAGGACCACGAATAGCAAGCACGAACGGATTTAAGCGATGGATTTTCTTAAACGTCGCTGATGCTTTGTAGTTGATTTGCATTATTAGAATTCGATGTTGTAAACGACTGAATCTTTAAGTCCGCGAGATTTCGTTTTAATCTCTTGCTCAAGCTTATCTACTTCAACAAGTGTTTTTCTCGTCTGCGCTTTTCTATATTCAATTTGGCTTTTGATATTGAGAATGGTGTTATCTGTGTAATTTAATGCTTCAATTCTTGTAATTGCCCGTTCTAATGCTTTATCAGCAGAATCAATTAATTTTGAGTAAATCTCTTTATCCTCTGTGCTTTCTGCTTCCTCTAAAAGTGCTGTGTATTTCTCAATACTCTTAACCGCGCTTACCGCTCTTTGTCGCATTAAGTCGATTTCATCTTTTAAACTAAAATCTTTAACAATGCCAAAATCAGAATCATCTTTAAAATAACGAGAATAACCGCCGTGTTTTCGAGCTTTTTGCGAATTAATTTGCGAAATTTTTTCTTGTTTCGCAGTTTCGCAGTTTGATTCGCAATTTGTTTCGCAGTTTTCACTGTAATCTTTTGATTTATCTTGCTTTTCTATGTTCGCAGTTTCGCAATTTTGTTCGCACTTTTCTGCTTGTTCAAAAACAGTTTCAGGCTTTTTTATATAGCGTTTCGCAGTTGAAAGATTAAGTCCTTTTTTAGCGCACCAGTCTTTTACAGATACACCAGTTTTAGCATTTGCTCTGATATATTCTATTTGTAGTGCTTTCCAATTAATTCTTGCCATAAACGAGATATAAAAAAGCCCACTTAATGCGGGCACCTAATTAATTTTGTGCATTTTCTGTTTGCCACTCTCGGATCTTGTCAATACGATTTAAGCAAACATCTCTTTCACGTTTAAGAATGACAGCGTATTTAGAAACGTCACCATACGTCTGTCCTGTGAAACCTGTTTTATCTAAGTGCGCAAGAAGTGCCGCTGGAATCTGCGGGCAAGCCTGAATAACTGGCTTACTTGCGCAAGAACTCAATAATGCTGCGAGGAGCGTTACTGTTATAACCGCTAGAAGTCTTTTCTTGTTCTGATATGCTTTCGATAACTTCATAAGATTTACTCCGTGATTCACTTTCTAATCTGCTGATTTCAAATGTGAGTTGTCTGTTTATTTCTTCTTGCTGTTTGAGTGTTTTGATTGTGGTATTTTGGCTTGAGATTGTTTTTTCTTGTTCGATCGTTTTAGTTTCCAACTTGATGATTGAAAAATATTGGAAACCGATAATAATAGTAAGTAGGACAATTAGCGTGATTAAGATTTTGGTTTGACTATTAAACAAAAAGCCAAATACTTTCTTACGGATAAACTGAACGATGAAGTTCAAAATGTGGACCATCATAAAATTTCTCGTCTTCTGATTTACCATTTTCATTCCAATCACCACCCCAGCGAATAGTGACATTTAGTTCTTTCGCCGCTTGAAACATTGCCTTAGCGATTTCTTTAAATTTAGATTTATCGTGCCATGGGATTTGTCCGTCAATGATGGGGGCTAAATCTACAGCGTGACCCGTTAAGTGGCGGCTATTCATTGTCTTAGTCGCACCTTTGGCTAAGAGTTCTTTTTGTCGTTGCTTTGTACGAACACCTTCGATTACTGCAAAATCTACCGTGCTTTTTGTAAGGGCTAAACGAACGACTTTTACTAACTCAGGTTTAACGCCAACAAGACATTGCTCACTACGTTTACCAAATTTAAAGTTATTCATATCCACCACCAATTGAACTGTTATCAACTTTTTTATTGATGAATTTAAATAAAAACTCTCGGATCTTTTCTGTCCCAACAAAACCGATCATAGTTCCGATGAATTGGGAGTATTCAGAATGTCCAAAGAAATGACTTCCTGCTGATATCGTTGCATATGCCAGAGAGGCACAGAGTGTTGCATCAAGTAATTTGTGGAAGACAGATATCTTTTTACGCATAAACCCTATACGCAAAACAGAAACAAAAATGGCAGAAAAAACACCTTGAATCGTATTAGCATTGAATGCAATAAAATTCCAAATAATTGCCCAAACATCAGGACTTTTCTCGGGCATAAACATTTCCTTACATGCTGTTTTTGGGTAATAAAAACCCCAAAAAAGTAAAACCTTTTGGGGTGATTGGTTGGTTGAATTGAGGTAATAAAAAAGCCAAAAAAGTAAAATACATTACAATTTGGCTATTATTAGAGATTTTACCCTAAAAATAGTAAAAGTCAAATTTTGCAGTATTTTTCTAAGCCATCTATACGGCAGTTAACAGTTGTTTCTGGTACAGGAACTCTCGAGTTTTTTCTAAGCTGCCTATACGATGTTTAACATTTTAATCTCTAAATATAAAAAGCCCCTCTAGGTCAAGGGGCTTAAAAACTTTTAGTTACTTTCGTAAATTATTTCTTTACATTCTTTGTAGTTTTTACGCAAATTCTTCATGCATTGCTCAACTTCAAATTGAAAATTTTCTTTTGCTTTCACTTCATCATTTAAATTAATTACATATGCAATCGCAAAAAGTAGCGCGATGAATAAAAGCCAAGGTAAGAATTCTTTAAAATCTTTACTCATAAAAACTCCATAACTAGATTAATATCTACGCTAATTTACAGAGTTTTATATCCTTATTCAAGAGCGTTTATTATTTCCACATTGTCAAATGGGGGATATGGTTCTGTGAATGTTCCAATATTCACTCTTTAAAATCACCAATCAATACAATAAACCGCCACACAGGCGGTTTTTTAGATGTGCATGGGGACAAGTTTAATACCTAGTGCTTGCGTAATTTTCATTATAGTATCAAAACGTGGCTTACTACCGTATGATAATGTTTTATTAGAGATCAGCAGTAGAAACCCACCGAGAGTAGCCCACAGCTTGCTGTGGGAGCTAGTAGGAATCCCCTGCCTTTAGGCAGGGGAGGATGTCAATAATGATTCCTAGTGTAAGATTTTTAATTTGTGATCTAATCCTCTATTTCTTTTTTTAATCTATCCTTAATCGCAGTTTCAGCTTTACTCATTTCACGATAACAAAGCTGTTCAAACTCAATAAGTTTTGATTCGTCACAATCAACCAATTTTTTTATCATGCTTATGTTGGCGATTAATCTACCCCTACCCTCACAAGACGGGCATTGTGTTTTTTGCACTCTTCCGATCTCACCTGTGCCACGACAGCGAGGGCACATATTTGATTTTCTTAGGTCGTTAAATTCACGAATTCGGATCTGACGAGCTTCGAGACTGTTTTTTTCTAGACTGTTCTCTTTTGCTATCTTACTTGCTCTCTTAGCAGCTTCGATATGTGAAAATTTTGAGCGTAAATGTTGATTTCTGAGCGATTTTAGGCGTTTTATTTGTGTTGGCAAGGGAATGTCTGAAATGATATCAACAACATAATTTAATCCCGTTTTCTCGCTTTCTGTTGCATCTGAAAATAACTGATTAATATATTCCGATATAATCTTTCTAGAATCGCTATCGCCAGCATATTTAGTAAAGAGTAAGTGATAACCTAACACACTCTCTTTCTCCGCTTGATTTAACAATGAAATAATTTGATCTCGATCTAATCCGCAAAACCCTCGACTTGTTTTTTCAATGTCTATATGTTTTGGGTGCATAATTTTAATTAACAACTCAATAGCTCTCATTTAAAACCCCTTACGCTTTTCCAACATTCTTGCTTTTTTATTGAAGATTTTTTTAATCCGTCTCAAGTCATCTTTTGAATAGTGTCTTGGTCTTTGGTCTGCTTCTATTTGCTCGACTTTTTCTATTCCAAGCCGTTCAATTAAGCCAATTCTGAATTGATGATAATTTCCTCCTAGATGGTGATTGCATTTCTTGCATTGACCGTGAATATTCAATGTGTAAAACCGTAAGTGTGGCGCACTACCTCGACTGCGATAATGCCCAGCATCAAACCCGCCACCCAATTGCTCCGCTACAAGCGATTTCTCGCACGAAATACAACTCTTATTTCTATCTCTTAGTCGGATGTACTTATTAACTGCACTTTGTGTTTCAGAGAGCAATGTTGTTGTGGTTTTCATTCTCTCTTTAGTTTCTTTAATTCGTTTTTTCTCTTCCTTTTCACGTTTTTTGGCTGCTTTTTCTTTCTCTCTTTCTAATCGCTGTCTTGCTAACTTAACGCCACATTCTGGGCTGCACCATTGCACATTAAAGAAGTTGGTTTGGAATTTTTCGCCACAGATTTTACATTTGCGATTTAATGGCTTTGTTTTTTTAGTCATTACCGTCCAAGCCCTCTCTAAGACCTAAAACATACATTTCAACAAGTAGTGCCAGTGCTGTTTTTCTCATTTTTTATTCTCCTTTCTCTAATCTTCTTGATACTTAATGCCTAAATCCTCTAAACCAAAATACCCACAAGATTTCGTGCGTTGTGGCCCCATAATTCCCACTGCGACAACTCTACCCTCACAGCGAAAACGATCGTCACTCCACTCACCGATAAAAGCACTTACAGGCTCACCATCCCACAAATCAGAAAGCTCACCACCGCATTTAGGGCATTTGTACTCCGTCTTCATAGAAAATCACCCTTCAACATACAGCCCAGAAACAACATACCTAGCGATATAAAAAAAATCTTCCATTATTTATCTCCTGAGGGGTGATCGTATTTTTGCTATTTTGACCCACCCTAAAATTTAAAATCCTATACAATCAATAACTTAAAACTAGAAAAATGAGTAAAGTCTATTGATCGTATTTTCGTCCGTCGTATTATTAAAAATCTCTTTCAATGCGGCGTTAATCAACGCCTTGTAACATTGCTCAAACTCACTCTGATCCATGTTTCCATAACTCAAACTTTGAGCCTCTACTCTCACTCTGCCATCAATCGTGTAAGTGACCTCACGGAAACCCGCAAGCACAGTGAGATTTTTACGAAAAGTGTCAAACTGCTTTCTCTCATCAAAGTATTTCCAGTCCGTTTTATCTGCGGACCAGTGTTCAAAACAGAAGTTAAAAAATGCGAAGACTTTTCTGTGAAATGATGGATTACGCGTGCGGATGATTTCGATCTCGTACTGCTCACCATTCTTTAATGACTGCAAAGCTTCTGCTTCACGCTCATCAAGCGGTGCAAGTAATCCACCAGCCATCTTAATGACCTGAATACGAAGTCTGGCTTTATAACGCTTGCCGTGAGCTTTTACGATGTCATCTACACTATGAGCCACTTTAAAATTCCTTTTAATGCATTAACTGTATTTTTCTTCTATATCTGCGAGTTTTGCATCTCCTATAGACTTAGAAATGAAATACAGCACAGCAATAAAACTCAACCCTGCGCTAGCAATGACAATAGATGTGATAAGTGAAGAAATGACATTCACATAAAAACGATTTATTGAGATTAAAACACCACTCTCTACACATTCCCTTCTTTTTATAAAGATGGCAGATGCAAGGCAGATTGCAGTTAAAATTCTAAAGATATAATTCATTAGCTCTTTTACACCGTCATTGCCGTGAAACACAGCAAGATAAAATGTCGTATTAAATACAATTTGATACACAACAAAAGCTACGCTAACTGGTTTTATTCTCATATTTACTCCTTAAACTTCATTTCCCCATACATCCCAACCATCAGTCGTGTTACGTGCGAACAATTCAATGCGTGGTAAGTCACCCATTAACTCAACGATCTTTTCGCGCACAACGTCAGGCTTTTTACTATGGTGCTGGATTGGCTCAACGACTAATTGGCTAACTTTATTACTAATTCGGCTAGGTTTTCCTTTTGTTGCGATCAGGCAGCACTCCGTATTTCCACGGGTCCCTCGACCAAGACCAAAAAAGAATGTATCTTTGTTTTTCTTATTTGTTTTTAACCACTGAAAACCAATCGTTTTATATTTAAATCTCCACGGCGGGTCGGCGTAGATGATTTGATATTTTTTATTCGTGTTGAATTGAATACTCATGCGGCACCTCTGCGAGCATAATTCTTAAATTCCATCTGCTGTGCTGGCTTTTCATTAGCAAATTGATATGCCAACGCTTGATCGCAATCTACAAAATGCCCTTTATCAAACTTCATATAAGCCGTTCCAAGTTCACCAAAACGATTTTTAGTGATAATTGCCTCTGAATAATCGTTATCACTGTCTTTTTTGTATGCCTTTTCTCTGTAAAGCATAATGATTTGGCTGGCATCCTGTTCGATTGAACCGCTATCTCTTAAATCAGAGTTCTGAGGACGTTTATCACCACGAGAATCAACCTCACGGTTTAGTTGACTTAGTAAGATGATTGGTACATTAAAGTTTTTAGCGAACGTTTTAAGCGTACTTAATGAATCCTCAATTAATTGGCTTTTGTTCGAATTTTTAAGCGAGCCGTGATTCATTAATCCAAGATAGTCAATACAGATTGCGGAAAGTGGTCCTGTGTTGCTTAAATGACTTTCTGTGATAGATACAATCTCATTTGCTGATAAACCACCACGATCGACAAAGTAAATGTGGTGATCTTTGATTTTCCCTAGCCCATCACCTACTCGACCAAATTCAGTTTGATCCATGCTATTTGGATTGCGGAGTTTTCTAACTGGAACATTTGCATTGGCACTTAAAATACGGTCCATCAATTGTTGATTTGCCATTTCTAAGCTAAAAAATAAGACTGCACCTTTTTGCTCCGCAATATTGCGAGTGAGCGTTAAAGCAAACTCGGTTTTACCCATTCCAGGACGACCAGCAATGACAACAATATCGGTCGGATTAATACCACCTAAAATGTTATCTACAGCCTCAATGCCTGTATGAAGAAGTCTTGAGTTGAAGTCTTGTTTACTACGTTTTTCTAAAACATCAATATATTCATCAACTAACTCACCCATAACGACAGGCTTAACTTCAACTTTGCTGCTTAAAAGCTTTTGCATTTCAGAAAGTGCTTTTTCTGTAATTTTTTCTGCTTGCTCATCTCTTGCTTTTGATAATTCTGATGCCATCTCAAGCATCGTTTTTTGTGCAGTACGATTGACCCAAAACGACCGCACTTTATGTGCGTAACCCGTAAGATTTGCGGATGTGATTGTGTTTTTCATAATCTCCGCTAAATTGGCAAAGTCTTCGCCAAAATCTTGGTGTAATAAAATAATATCGATTACATTGTCTTTGCGTGCTTGTTTGCGAATGTTGTTATATATCGAACCGAGTTGATAAGTGGCGAACATCTCAGGCTCTAACCATGTCATCACTTCACGAGCTTGAGCTGTTAACCCACCAGCAAGAAATGAACCAATTAAACTGTATTCAAGATCATACGTCGTGTTTTTCATAGCGATCCCTCGATTGTTTTATCCATAACTTTTTCACGCAAGATATATTCAAAATCAGCACGCCAGCCACGATCGTTCTCACCAAAGTAAAATTGTGTTGCGGACCTCATGAAATCGAGGAAATAATTTCTGAATGTTTCTGCATCACAAGAACCAAAGCGTTTTTTCATGACATCAGCCAATTTTTTGATTTTGCGTTTTCTTTCCTGACTTAAATTTTCAGGGTCTGCAAGCATTGGTAAGTTTTTCCCAGATTCCATAACGCACTCGTTATACGCTTTTCCAATTCCCACATAGTCGATATTCAGTGAACGTTGTTTTTTATTTTCAGCAACTGGCACATCATCAGCGCTAGCTGATTCACCTTGAGGGGTAAGGGGTGTATTTGTATGTAATCTAGTGTTGTAATCTAGTGTATTAACGAATGTACATTTCGGTTCTTCCCGAATGTCACTTTCGGGCATTCGGGAATGTTCACTTTGTACATCAGCCAATGTTGATAAAACTTCATCAAGTTTTTCCATGTCAATTTTGAAATAAATGCGGTGTTCAAGACGTTTATGCGTTTCGATTAATACCCCAATTTCACGCAGTTTTTTACGTGCTGTTTCTTGCTCTTTACGGCTTAATCCCGTTTCTTCTTCAAGCTCAGCTTGCGTTTTATAAACGCCCAATTCTTGATTTTCGGCTTTGTCTTGCCAATAAAAAATTTGTTCAAAGAAAATCTCTGCGGTTACGCCACCAAATAGCTTGGCTAACGCTGGTCGATAGGCGATAGAACGACCAGTTTGTTTTAAAATTTCACTCGCTCTCATCGAAAATCACCTCGTCTAACTCTGCTAACAATTGAAATAGGTAATACTGAATTAATTCATCTACTCGAACAGGTCTGTTAAATCTCATAACATCAACTCCGAAGCGTAACGTGACGCGATATATTCAATCCCTTTGCTTGTTACACGGGTTTGTGTGTAATTGTGACCGCGTTCTGCTGTGCCTGTTTTCACGGTAAATAAATCACGTGAGTGAGCGGTTTGATATGGCAGTAACGCGCCTGATTGGCGATATAAAAGGCGATCTTGAATAAGGCGGTCTATCATTGCTCTTTCTGGCATTTTTAGAATCTTGGCGACTTCACGAAGTGATTTACTAGTGCCAACTTCCACGTAGTGATCGACAAAGGCAACTTTTGGAGCATTGCGTTCTTTCTCAGCTTGTAATTCAGCCGCTAAAAGCAACGCTTCAGAAAAGCTTTTGGGGATTTGATTTACTGCTTGAAGTTCACCTTGTGTATAAGCGTTAAATACTTGATACACTTTCACCTCAAATTCTGGATTAATCCAAGCTGCATACTTGAAAACAAGTTCACGACAAACATAAGTACCTTGCTCAACACCACCTCTAATGGTGTTTACAGGCGATGTGCAAATTTGCATATCGGTCAAGGTTTGAACAAAATCATTAACTGATTTATTTCTAAAAAATTGAGCAGGTGCCTGTGTGGGATTTCCACCACTCGCACGATGTAAATCATTTAAGCAGTATCTACCTTGACTATCTTGCTTAATTTTTGTATTCTCTATAACTAGTAATTTACTCATTAAATACTCCTGTATTTTTTGATTGATTTAAGAAGCCACTGTTGCCGCAGTGGCATTTTTATTGCCCTAGTTCCATCTTCAAACAGATAGCTTGCTCAATTAACTGCTCCACTTCTGCTAAGATTCTTTGTTTCTCACGTTGAGATAAATTACGTCCAAGCTCTGAATCAGAACTCACCGCACTTTTAATCTCCTTGCCAATTCTTCCGCTTGATTCCGCGATGTCTAGAAATCTTGCTAGAACGTCTTGACCGCAATCAGCACATCTAGGCATAGGCACAACGATATGATCGATTTGTGCTGCAATAGCGGAGAGTGTTTTCTTGCTTTGAACGGTGGCGATAAGTTCGATCGCTTCGATAAAGCTCAGCTGGTTCTGCTCGCAATCCACATTGAGTTTGTTGCTAAGAATGTTTGGTGACTTCTCTAACGTATAAGCAAGAGAAGTGATACCACCCGAGCTGTTCTTACAATCTCGGTGTAACAATCTCTGTATCTCTTTGCTATTCATGAAAAATAATTCCTTTTCTTGAAGATTGTTTTTTAGTTAGTTGGTAAGTTAACCCCATACGTCAGGGCGGATATCTGCTTTCTTTACTACCCCACTAGTTAGGTTTTCGATTTTCTTAGCTAGCTCAATAGGGGCTTTTGAATATCCTTTTTCGACCTGGCAAAGAAATGACTTTGAAATGCCTAGCTTTCTAGCAAACTCAGCTTTGAATCCGCGGGGGCGATTTGATAAGTAGTTTTTAAGTTCCATTTCACCTCCAGCATTAAAAACTAAATATAGTTTAGCATTTAATAAATACAAAAGTAAACATTATTTAGTATTTGCTAGTTTAGTTATTACTAAATATCATTAAACTGAATAGGGGTACTTTATGAATCTAGACAAAAACGAACTAACACAGGTAAGAAGAGAAAATCTAAAAAAATGGTTTTCAGACAAAGTTGTGCCTGAAAAAGATAGAAGTTATGTATCTCAGTTAATTAGTGGGAAGACGCCATCATTTGGTGAAAAGGCAGCAAGAAGATTAGAAAGTGAAAATGGAATGCCAGCGTTTTACCTAGATATAAAACAAGGCAGTATTGAATCTAACGTAAAAGATATTGGTTCATTTGATTTATGGGATCGCAATACCCCACTTCATGACGAAGATATCGAAGTACCATTTTTACAAGATATTAGGCTTGCAGCTGGTAATGGATTTGCAGATGACATCATGGACTATAACAATTTTAAATTGCGCTTTTCTAAAGCAACATTACGTAGACAAGGTGTGCAATATGAAAATGCAGTCTGTGTTGTGGCAGAAGGTGACTCAATGGAACCTGCAATACCAGATGGAGCAACTGTTGGTGTAGATATGGGGAATAAAGTTATTCGTGATAACAATATCTATGCAATCAATCATGGCGGATTATTGCGCATTAAAATTTTAAACAAAATGCCAAATGAGCAAGTATTGATCAGAAGTTTTAACTCAACATCATACCCAGATGAAATAGTAAACCTAGATGAAATTGTAGTGATTGGGAAAGTATTTTGGTATTCGGTTTTGTTGTAGGTCTTCTGGTGGTCTGTGCTTTGTGATTAATAGATGGTACTTGTAGCCAGCAATTGAATGTTATTGGATAGTGGAATGGATAAAGTAGAACTTATTAGAGACAGAATGAACATGGGGATCACTCGTCCTTTTATTTGTTTAACAGAACAAGGGCAATGGTTTGTTACAAAAACAACTGCCATGATGCCACTATCACAATTATTGGCAGAAGTGATTGGCTCAATACTTGCTGCTGAAATGGGATTACCTTGCCCAAAGTGTGACTTTATCAATATTCCGTCAAATGCAGTCTTATTTGCATCCCCTGATTGGAAAGCTGATTTACCAACTGGTACTGCCTTTGCTTCTACTTATATAAAGTGTTCAAAAGTGGCAAAAACAGCACAAGCTAAAAATCCAGAATACTTGCCAGAGCAAATGCAGAAATTGCTTTACATGTTTGATCATTGGATTTTAAATTCTGATAGAACGGCTTCACAAGTCGGAACAGGAAACATCAATTTACTTTTTGATGAACAGCAACAAAAAATTCTTGTGATAGATCATAATCTCGCCTTTGATGAACAGGCTGATTTTGCAGAACATATATTTGCACCAAAGAATAGAGATTGGCAACTAGATTGGATAGATAAACAAAATTTTACTGATAAGGCTATTGACATACTCAAAAATTTTGATCATATTTACCAATCCATCCCTGATGATTGGTTCTCAACAGATGATAAATTTCTTGAGATGGAAAACGAAATCGATAGAATAAAAATGCTTTTAAACCAAATTACTCAACCAAACTACTGGGACAACATAGAATGAAACAACCTATTTTATACAGCTTTGTGCGGTTTCGCCCGTACTTTGAAACAGGCGAATTCGTCAATGTTGGCTTATTGATGTGCGAACCGGAAAAAAGAAAATTAACTTATCGTCTTGTTGCAAAAAACAGCAAACGTGTTAATGATTTTTTCTATAAAAGCAAAATATTTGAAACAATCCGTGAAACAATCAACGAAGAGTTAGAGTACATTGTTAACCAATCTTTTAATGGTAGCACACAAGAAATGGCAACCTTTTTCCATCATTATGTAGATGTAAAAGAAGGTATTATTCAGTATAGTAACGCAGCAGTTGGAATGGTAGAAAACCCACAGGATTACTTTGACAATTTATATGATCAGTTTATTCAAAACGCTGGAGTGAAAACAGAAAATCAAGAAAATGAAATGATTAAATACTATCGAATCATTTTTAAAGAGCATCAAAATAAAATTCTTTCTAATTATAAACAACATCTGGTACAAGGGAAAATGGCAAAATTCGCTCTCCCTCTTGCATTAAAAAGCACAAACAGCGAACGCATTCTTAAAGGCATTAAACCATTAGCATTTGATCAGGTTGAAACATCCAGTATGATAGAGCATTGCGATGCTTGGGTGGCTAAAATCAACCGTGCCGCAGAAGAGGGGTTGCTTGCTAAACAAGACATTTTGTTTATGCTTGACACGGCAGATACAAAATCTAAAGCTAATATTCTCACTACGATCAAAAAGACATTTGATAGATTTAACATTCAGCATACAGGCTGGCAAGATGAAAAAAATATTCTTCACTTTGCTACTAATATTAAAACATTTTAATTCATTAAAACCGCCACATTGGCGGTTTTTCTTTACCCTAAATTCATTAGCTAATCAAATTGCCCAATTTTTGATTCACTAACCCTTTTGTGCTTTGTTTTTGAAGCACTACCCCCCTCTTTTTCTGTGACATAGCTCACAAACTCAGCAATTAATCAAAAAATTTCAAAAATATTTTTCTTTGGAAATCAATCTTTTACTAAACATTAAGCAGATTTTAACTAAATTTTACTAAATAATCACTTTACTAAATATTTAGCATTTGCTAAATTATATCCAACAAAACGAGATACACATCTCACTGCTCTTTAAAAATCTACATATCACAAGTTAATCAAATATAGCCTTATTGATTAAGTAGTCTGTGATTGCGACACAATTTGGTTAAGTGGACTAAGGTTACTTGATTAAGACCTCCACGTGCTAGCGACACAAATCAAGACTTATTTTAAAGCGCATTTAAATAATAAGAATACGCTTTCAAATGAGAGAGAAAGGAGCAAACGATATGAAAGTATCAAAAATGCTAAAACAAGCAAAGCGTCTTGGTGAAAGACAAAAGCAGTTATGCAGTAAAAAGCAGTCTAATCGCGTTAATGCGGCTTTAATAGATGTTCCCGTTAAGGCTAAAAAGTTAACGGATATTGCGAATTATAACTGCAATAGAGGTCAGTCAGGCGTTAATACAGTAAGAGCTGTACAGAAACGCAGATTGGGTTGTAGAGAGCTGGTTTAAAGGAAAACTTAATATGAAAATGAGCATACTAAATCATTCAGATAGTTCAATTTTTATTGAAGAAGGAGATAAGTATCAATTAATAGAAAACTATGATTTAAAAACAGGAGTTGTTCTTGCTGATAAAAAAACAAATCATTCTGTAATTATTGAGTTTTCAATTGATGATAAGGGATTCTTCAGAATCTCACATAACGGTGATTCTCTTGAAAATTGGTTCTTCTCTAAAGAGAAAACAGTCGAAGGTGACGATTGTTTGAATATAGAGTGCCCAGATGAAGTCGTAATTTGTCGATTTAAGAAAGAATAGAAAATAATAACGACTGGGTAAGCAAGAGGATATGCTAAGGAATTTTAAATTCCCGAGTATGTGGGTTCGAGTCCCACCCTAGTCGCCTTTAATAAAGCATATTTAACCAGACTATTAATAATGTGAAATTGATTTCTGAAGTACAAAGTACCGACTGAATGACAAATTAACTGAATTAATGAATCGAGTGAGTGTGCTTTATTAATGGATTTATATCCACGCCCTAAAGGACGTGGTTTTACGGCACGATTAGATAAAGAAAGGCAATAATTCCTTAGGTTATTTGCCCACTGTAATAGGTGGGCTTCTATGTACAAAAAATCATATCGATCTTATCGATACTAATTGATAGACTAGAGATACCGTATGCTTAACGAACTCCGAAAAATGAACATCAATGACTTCATCAAATCATATAAAAATCACCCTGTATTCTTCATAGGTACTGGATTTAGTTTGCGTTACTTAGAAAACTCCTATAGCTGGGACGCCTTACTAAAATATGTTGCTGAAACAATTGACAATACTGATGAGCAATATTTAGAGTTAAAGGTAGAGCATCAACACAAACATTTCGATAAAATCGCTACTATTCTTGAGAAGCGATTTACTGAATTTTTACAAAAAGATCGTAACCATTCAACATTGAAACCAGTAAATGACACTTTTTTTGAGTTGGCTAAACAGCATAAAGAGGTGTCTCGTTTTAAAATTTTTCTCTCTCAAACGCTATCTGACTTAATAAGAAGAAAAAGTCCAAAACTTGATGATGAAATAACCTTATTGAAAAAAGCTAGAAAAAATATAGGGTCAATTATTACAACTAATTACGATCAATTTATTGAAAGTATATTTGAATTCAATCCGCTTATTGGAAACGACATTCTATTAAGTAATCCTTATGGCTCTCTTTACAAAATTCACGGCTGTGTTACCGCACCTGAAAGTATGATTATTACTGAGCAAGATTACGAAAAATTTAATAAGCGTTATGAACTTATTAGAGCACAGCTACTTTCTCTATTTATACATAACCCAATAATCTTTATTGGCTATAGTATTAGCGATGAAAATATAAAGTCTTTATTAAAAACCATTTTTACTTATGTTCAACCAAATTCAGAACAAGCCCAACAGATAAGAGACAACTTCTTACTTGTGGAGTATCAATCAGATTCTAATTCATCAGAAGTCTGTGAACACGATATAGATTTAGAGGGATATTCGACTATCCGTATTAATAAAATAAAAACAGATAATTACGCTCAAATCTATAAAGCAATTTCAGAATTGAGGCTACCTGTCTCAGCAATGGATATAAGAAAAGTTCAAAATGTAATGGCTGATATTGTTACTGGAAATGATATTCAAGTCAGTATAACTGAGGATATTGATTTATTAAGAAACGATGAAAAAATTCTTGTTATTGGGTCAAAAGAAAAAATTAAATATGAATATCAAAAAGCAACAGAAATGATGAAAAATTATTTTTCTATCATTGAAGAAGAAAATGTACCTTTAATTAAACTATTAGATCATCAAAGGATTAGAAGCAGTGATTTTTTCCCTATCCATTCCTTTAGTAATATATGTCCAGAATTACAAAAGATTGAACAATACAAACAATATCAGAAAAATAAATTAACTAAATTTATCTCTAGAAATCAAGATAAACACACAACATTTAATACGTCTGTTGGTGCTGTATTTGATGATTCTGATATATCCACAACAGCTAAGGAAGGAGCTATTTTTATTGAAGTATACAGACGTAATATTTCTCTAGATGAATGCAAACAATATCTTGAAAATCATTCAGATAAAGATTCTACTCACTATCGTCGACTATTATGTTTGTATGATTACATGATAAATAATACCGAACCATTGCTCTAGTTTTTATTTGACACCCACCGCTCTTTCGGATTAAGATAACCGCACTACAAGCCGTTTAATAACGGCTTTTTTTATACCTAAAATTTGGAGAAAACAATGAACAAATACGAAGCTCTCGGCAGATATATTGAAGCTAAAGAGAAATTAGCAAAATTAACTGAAAAGCGAGAAATATTCGCTGGAAAAATTATAGATGCTAGTCAACATTTACAAGGAATTAGTGCTACTAGCTTAAAGAAAACATCCGCTGAAATCACTGAAATGTTGGAACAATTTATCAAAATTAACAATGAAGCACTGGAATTAGTCGCTGAAATCAATCAATATGCGGAAGTTTGCGAAAGACCTAAAGTAAGTTAATATTGACATAATACACCTTTTTATCTTATTATCTGCCTCAAGCCGTTTTGAACGGCTTTTTTTGTGCCTAAAATTTGGAGAATTATAATGAACTTACCAGATGATTACTTTTTAGATACCGATGATGAAATGCTTGAATACTTAGAGAAACAAGCATTACAGAGTTATGACGATGTAAAAAAATCAAACGAAAACAATCGTGAAAAAGCCTACCGCCTATTAAATCACCTGCTTTTGGGTATTGGTTCTATCTCATTACTGCTAATAAATAGCATTGAAAAAATACATCCTATTATCATTGTCAATGCCATTTTACTAATGGCGGGTTGGACATTATCCGCATTTATACTAACTCATTACGTTTTATTAAGTAAAATACGACAAATGGGAACAAACATTCCACAAAATCTTTATAATGAATCGTTCAAAAACAGCCAAGATAAAAATAAACTTGGCATATTAAGACGCTATGAATTACATAACATCAACCAAGCTATTTTATATTTGCTTAATACCAATGCTATATATCGGAAATATACTGATATAGCGATTATGATTGCTATCGGCTTGCCGATTTTATTAATGGTGATTAGTTCAAGTTTACTGCATTATTTACCCTAATTATTTCTTCTTAGGAATATCTACACTATCACCAATAAACACTGGAACGGGCTTTTTATAAGCAGGTTGCTGAGGTTTAGAGGGAGTCGGTTGTGGTTTTGGTTGAGATGGCTTTTGATTAGACATAGAAGATCCTAATTTATACGTTGTGGTTGTAAAAATTATAATCCTTATGCGTTGTGGTGACAAGTAAGGCGAGTTTTGTGGTTCTCGTAAAAAAAACCGCATTGACACCGCCTAAACTTCGGATTAAGATAACTGCACTACAACTCATAGCGGTAATCCGCACCCGATAGCATAGCGGTTTTTTTATGCCTAGAATTTAGTGTTAGACCGATCAATGATCGGGTCGAGAGAGCCTAATACAATACCCTCGTGGAAATAAGCTCCGCTGTCTATGAGCAGTAGTTGAAGCCCGATCACCCTACTAAGGTGATGCTAATCTAACTAAATCTCATAGGTATAAAATTATGTCAAATCAAATTCAATTCAAATCATTTAGTTTTAAAGATCTCCCTGTTCGTATCATTACAGATCAAAATTTAGATTTTTGGTTTTGTGCTAATGATGTTTGTGCAATTTTAGATTACACCAACCCAAGACAAGCAATTCAAAAAAATTGTAATCCAAAGGGTGTATCTATTAGAGACACCCTTACAGCTGGCGGTACGCAATCAATGATTTACATCAACGAACCGAATTTATACCGCCTGATCATCAAATCACGCAAACCCGAAGCAGAACCATTTGAAACGTGGGTATTTGAAGAAGTCCTACCCCAAATCAGAAAAACAGGGAAATATGAAGTTCAGTCACAACAACTTGCCTTACCTGAACCTGAAAAGAAATACACATTCTCATTTACTGAATACGAGCTACAACAACTTGCTTGGGCTTGGTTTGCATTTAGTCGTTGTACTGAAACATTACGCAAACTCTATTCTCCATTGCAAAAACTAGGCTCGCATTTTGCACCAAAAGCCTACGGTCAAGGTATGGAATACTATCGCCTTGTTCAAAGCACAAATGACACAATTAACCGCATAACAAAAGACTTTAAATGCGTAAGTAATGACAATTGGCGAGTGCTAGAACACGTTCGTAATTTCGATAAGAACACAATAGTCTACAACCAAATTCACGATTAAAACTCCCCAGAAACCGACCGCACTTTATCGTGTGGCGGTTTGTCTTACCCAAAATTCAGCAAATTGAACAAAAAGGAAACGATTATGAAACACATCAATATATGGGATCTAACGGGCGCATTCATTCTTGCGCTTATTCTTGGTATTGGTTGTCATCCAGTATCAGCAAACGAACAAGAAACAGATTATTACAATCACTATCTAAGCGAACAGATTAGCAAAGAACGACTTGCAAAAATGGAACGTGAAGCGAAAGCTGAATGGGCGCAGGAATACGGTGATATCCCCCCAAACTTAGCGAGCGAACAACTGATTTATCTCAAGGTTTACGCACTTAAAGAACAGGAGCGAAGAAATGGCACGCGTCAGAAAGAAAGGCGATAAAACGCTCTCCTACTCTATCGAACCCCATCCAAAAGGACTGGGGTTTGTTGTTATTGAGCGTATTGGCAAAAACCAAGAAAACAAAACAGGCTGGCAACGTAATTTTTCAAGTAAAGATTTATGCGAAACAGCAATAAAACTTCGGCAGAAAAGCAGAGAGGAGTTTTTAAACGCCTCATGCAAGCCAGCAAGACAATTTTACATTTGACGGATTGAGCAGATGAAAATAACAGATTCACAATTAGCAAGAGCGGTCGATATGCGAGATGTTGCAATACTTGATGAAATATGCGATCGCGAAACATTAGAAGAACAGCAAATAGCGCACTTTGAAGATCAAGTAAAACTTGGTAACACTTGCGAATTTTATTGCTTAGCCGAGCAATTGTCCAGTGATGATAATTTTTGGTTAGCAATCGGAAGTGGTTCTGATTATCTCAAGATTAGAGATGAATATATTAAGCGTATTGTTGTTGAAGATAAATACTATCAGAAAGAGGATTATTAAAATGGCACAAGTTGCAACACAACAAAATAAATTACCTAGCGTAAAAGATTTTTTCGAAAAGCCAGCAGTTAAGCAAAAAATCCAAGAATTACTTAACAAAAACGCCGCGGCATTTTCGACTAGCGTTCTTCAGATTGTGAATAGCAATTCTTTATTAAAAGATGCCGACCCAATGACGATTTTTAACGCCGCTTGCATGGCGGCAACGCTAAATTTACCACTTCAAAATGGTCTAGGGTTTGCCTATATCGTTCCATACAAAAACAATAAAACGAAGAAATACGAAGCACAATTTCAGATTGGCTATAAAGGTTTGATTCAACTTGCACAGCGTTCAGGACAATTTAAACGATTTGTTGCAGTACCTATCTATAAAGAACAGCTTATTGCAGAAGATCCAATTAATGGTTATGAGTTTGACTGGAGCAAAAAGCCAGCAAATGGTGAAGTTCCAATTGGTTATTATGCTTATTTCAAGCTGTTGAATGAGTTTACTGCCGAAATTTATATGACGACTGAAGAAGTCAATGAACATGCTAAGCGGTATAGTCAAACTTACCGAACATACTTGCAGAAGAAAGAGCAAGGGCAATGGGCGACAAGCGTTTGGGCGGATAACTTTGAAGCCATGGCACTAAAAACAGTTATGAAGTTATTGCTATCAAAACAAGCCCCTTTATCTGTCGAAATTCAAAAGGCAGTATTGGCAGATCAAGCCGTTGTTAAAGATGTCGAAAAAGGCGAATTTAACTATGTAGATAATGCCAATATCCAAGATGCAGAATTCACAGATTTAAAAGTCAGCAATGAACAGTTTGAGCAATGTAAGCAAAACATCATTAACGGTGAAACAACATTACAAGAATTGTGCGATGCAGGGTTTGATTTCTCATCCGCACAGTATGACGAATTGGAGCAAATAGAAAATGAACGAAACGGAAATGTACAATCTTAAAGTTAGATGTTCAATGCTCCACCGCTTGATTGGCGAGCCTAAAACAAAGGCTGATAAAGAAGCTGGTAAAATCACAGAAACAGCAAAAAGTGCGGTGCGTGAGATTGTGAAGTTCGATCTGTTTGGTTATGAATCCTTTGAGGGTAATAAATACACTCAAAAAGGGAACAACCTTGAAGATCAGGCAATCAAGCTAAGTGGACTAAGACGAGGTTTACCGCTTAAAAAGAACACCGAACGAAGAGAGAATGACTTAATTACGGGGGAATGTGATGTTTACATTCCCTCTCGTCGTTTAATCATTGATACAAAATGTTCTTGGGATATTGGCTCACACCCTTTTTTCATTGATGAAGCCGAAGACAAAGCCAAAAAAGCCGGCTACGACATTCAAATGCAAGGTTATATGTGGCTGTGGGACTGTGAAGAAGCACAAATAGACTTCATTCTACTTCCCACTCCATTAGACCTAATTAAGAGCTATGAGAATGCAGAAAAATTTGTTGATTTAGTTGAACAAATACCGCAGCAGAAACGCATTACAACGGTTGTGGTAAAGCGTGATGAAAAGGTTATTGAAAGAATAAAAGAACGCATTCCAAAAGCTCAAGCTTATTATCAACAACTTATTCAGGAGGCTATGTAATGGCTGGAGTCAATAAAGTAATTATTGTAGGAAACTTAGGTAACGATCCTGAAATCCGCACAATGCCAAATGGTGAAGCCGTAGCCAATATCAGTGTCGCCACAAGCGAAAGTTGGATCGACAAAAATACTGGCGAACGAAAAACACAAACTGAATGGCATTCTATCGTGTTCTATCGTCGCCAAGCAGAAATTTGCGGTCAGTATCTCAAAAAAGGATCGAAAGTGTATGTGGAAGGGCGTTTAAGAACTCGTAAATGGCAAGACCAAAACGGGCAAGACCGCTACACCACTGAAATCCAAGGCGACGTATTGCAGATGTTAGACAGTCGCCAAGATTCACAAGCACAAGCTAACGCACAAGCTAACGCACAAGCTAACGCACAAGCACCGCAAAACAATGCTTATGCCAATGCGAAAGCTGGAAAGCCAGTGCAACAGGCTGATAGTTTTGAAGATGATAGCATACCTTTTTAAAGTGAAAAAAAATGAGAAAAATTATTCAAATTTCTGAATCTTCTGCAATGTCCTCAGACCCTTACGGACATTTATGGGGATTAAGTGCATTATGTGATGATGGTTCTGTATGGACTATTGATGGTATTTCAAAAGAATGGACACGTTTACCTGACATTCCACAAGACGAACAACAAACAGACACAGAACAACAGCCACTTTAACGAGTGGCTTTTTTATTAACTAAAAAACTGGAGAAATCAAAAATGAGTAAACAAACCCAATTCTCGACAACGTTATCACAATTAAATCGTGGTGAACTAAACGACGAACTAACAGAAGTTCTTGCTAATGTTATCAAAGCGGTGCGCGATACACGTAAACAAGGTTCTGTAACACTTAACTTGAAAATCTCAATGTTAAACACTCGCACAGAAAATCAAATCAAAATCACACCAATGGTTTCTAGCAAAATTCCAGAGCTTGATCGTGAAGAAAGTATTGTGTTCTCGACTGCTGACGGTGATGTTTTGTTTGATGACCCAAATCAAATCAAAATGGATTTGAAAACAGTAGGAGAAAAACCAGCCGGTCAATTGAAAGTGCTTAAAACAGCTTAATTAAATAACCGATTTTAACCCACCGCCCAGCTTAAAAACTGGGCTTTTTTAACTCTAGAGGAAACTTAAAAATGGAAAAAGCAGTAAATGAAATTGCAAAAATTCTAGCAAACGGCAAAGCAGTAAATTCACACATTCCGTCGATTATTCTTGAAGAAAATTTCGATGTTAAATCGTTAGAAAGCTTACAAGAAAATCCTAGCAGAATCCGAACTAAAGTTTCAGTAAGTTCTGAAAAGTCGTTCATTGAATATGTGAATAAATTCAAAATTGACGGCACTTCAATTTTCTACGATCTGGAAAAATTGGAAGCAAAAGCGGTTTTTGACTATCACAGTTCGCCGAACGATCCGAAATGGGGCGATCACGTTGCGAATTATCAGTTTAAAAAATCTAAAGACTGGCAGTCTTGGGAAGATAACAACAAAGAAGCCATGGGGCAAATTGAGTTCGGTGCATTCCTTGAACGCAACATCCACACAATTGCGGCAGATGGGAACATAGTGAGCGGCGCGGAATTATTATCGATGGTTCTTGCATTTGAAGAAACTCGCAAGTCAGAGTTCAAATCAGTTCACCGCTTAAACGATGGCACTTTATCTTTTACCTATACAGATGAAAATAGTGGTGGAAAAACACGCTTGCCGGAAGAAATCGTTCTCGGGATCCAACCGTTTCATAACGGCGATTATTATCAAGTTAAAGCAAAAATCCGCTATCGAATCCGCGATGCGCGTTTGTCGCTTTGGTATGAATTAATCAATCCTGAATGTATCCAACCACTTAAAATGAGAAATATAAAAAGAGATAGGGATTTTGTTGTAATAAACGGGAATAAGTTGTTCAAAACTAGATAAGACGGGGCTTTATGTAGAGTAAGCCCCTTTTTTATATCAAGAAAAAAGAAAAATAATGAAATGGGAAAAATTTTGCGAAAATGCAAATTTAACCGTTTAAAATGGGAAATTAAAAACCAAGTTTAAAAGTGTTTAAATTGCGTTTAAATCATATTTTTTCCAATATGGGTGACTAGCCCAATAACTTGAAGTTTTTCAGCTTCATCTTTTGAAAGAATAATTGGCTTGTACTCTTCTTGGTTGTCTGAAATCAATTCTATACTGTTCCAATTCATTTTTACACGCTTCACCCAAACGCTGGACTCACTCTGAACCAAATAAATGTTATTGCCCTTGATTTCCTTTCTAGCTAAATCCACTAACATTTGATCTTTATCATCTATGGTTGGGCGCATAGATGTACCATTCGCCCAAAATACCGCAGCAAATTGTGGTTTAACGCCCAGTTTTTGTAATAATGACGTTGGGTAAGGGATATAATCATCAGGCTTAGTTACGCCATCATTAAAACTCCCAAAGCCAGCAGAAACCTGAATGGACGAGTAACTTGGTATCATCACCACATTTGATGGCTCAGATACAGATGTTGCGTTTTTCTTTATAGTGTTTTCAGCGCTTTTAAACATTTCTCCTTTTCCTGTCAGTAACCATTCAACACTTACGTTGGTTACTTCTGCAATTTTTATCAAATTGGTTCGGCTCGTGTCAGCTTCTCCCTTGACCCATCTAACAAGTGATGGCTGTACAACTCCTACTGCTCTTGCAAATTCACTGTAGTTATCTTTAAACAGTGTTTTTGCAATTAAAGACATTCTCTCAGAAAAGTCTTTATCGTAAATGTTTGGTTTGCTCATCTTTTACCTTTTACCACGCAAAGATTTACGCATAAATGCTTGCTTTAAGTGTTTGTTTTTTATATACAATTGAACTTTTACATAAAATAATTCAAATATTTAAACATTTACGCTTGATTTAATTAAACTTTTACGTTTTAATACACTCATTAAGACAGCTCAAAGGGTGTATAAAATGGGTGTATTAAACGAAACTAAAAAAGCCGCAACAGACTGGCATCGTGCGGATATCATCGCAGCCTTAAAAAAAAATGGCTGGTCATTACGTTCCTTAGCAGAAGAATGTGAGCTGAGCTACAGCACACTCAAATCTGCGTTAGACAAATCTTATCCAAAATGTGAACGAATCATTGCGAATGCAATTGGCGTACCGCCTGAAGTTATATGGGCTGAGCGATTTGCACAACGTAATTTTCGTCCAAAATTAATTGATAAGTTTTAATCATAAACAACTTTTACGTTAAATGAAAGAGAAAAGGAACGTTTATGAGTAACTTAAAAATAAAAACGCACTACTCTGCAATGGAGATTGCATCATTTAAGTTAAATTCTGCCCCACACGCACACAAAAATGTACAAGAAAAAGCAAAACGTGAGTGTTGGATCGCACGTAAACGTGAAAGTCGTGGTGGTGGACTTGAATATGCATTTGAGAGTTTACCGCAAGAAATTCAAGCTGAAATTTTATTAAAACACTCAGAAAGCAAAGGTTCCGAGCCAACTCGTGGTGTAGCGCACAAAAACTACTTACCTGAAGTCATTTGGGCACCGTTTGACAAAGCCAGCGAAAAACAACGTGCAGAAGCACAACAAAAGCTCACTTTGTTACACAAAATTGATGATTTAACTCGCAATAACATCAAGTTAATGGATGCATTAGAGATGGTGGCGACCGAGTTTAATGTTGCCAAAGGCTCACTAAAAAGATGGTACTACAAAGTGAAAACGTTTGAACGCTCAGACTGGTTGCCATTGTTATTAGATAAGCATGGCACAAACAGAAAAAGTGCAGAAGCTGAGTTCACGCCTGAAGCGTGGGAATCCTTCAAAGCAGATTATTTCCGCAATGAACGCCCACAATTCGGTTCTTGCTACGAAAGATTAAAACGTGCCGCACGTGAACAGGGTTGGACTATCCCTTCTGCAAGTAGCGTGAAACGCAAAATTGAACGTGAAATTCCAAAAGTGCAACAAGTGTTTTTAAGAGATGGCGAGCATGCTCTCAGCCAGTACTACCCAACCATGCAACGCAGTGTGGCTGACTTAGAAGCCCTTGAATGGATCAATGGTGATGGCTATCAGCACAACGTGTTTGTTCAATGGCATAACGGCGACATTGTTCGTCCAAAAACTTGGATTTGGCAAGACATTAGAACACGAAAAATCTTAGCGTACCGCGTCGATTTAAGTGAAAACAGCGACACCATTCGCCTAAGCCTAATGGATTTAATCTGGAAATACGGCATACCGAAAAAATGCACGATTGATAACACAAGGGCTGCAGCGAATAAATGGATGACAGGTGGCGTGAAAAACCGCTACCGCTTCAAAGTAAAAGAAGATGACGTGAAAGGGATCATTCCTCTGCTAGGTATCGAATTGTTCTGGACTTCTATACAGTTTGGTAAAGGTCACGGACAAGCAAAACCAGTTGAACGTGCATTTTCTCATGGGGGGCTTGGTGAGTTAGTCGATAAACACCCTAAATTAGCAGGGTTCTACGCAGGGGAAAATATCTACAACAAACCCGACAACTACAATGGTGGGAAAGCAGGTGTGGACTATGACACCTTTATCTTAGCGTTAGAAGATGGCATCCGTACCTTTAACGAACGAGAAGGTCGTGAAACCGAAATCTGTCAAGGCGTTTACAGTTTCAGCCAAGTGTTTGAACGTGACTATGCAAAAGCGAGAGTGCGTAAAGCCAGTCAAGAACAAATGCGTTTCTTAATGCTCATGAGTGAAGCAACAACCCTTAAAAAAGACGGCACTTTTGAGCTAGATGTAGGGGGAAAAGTGCATAACCGCCGTAACCGTTATCTCTGTACAGATTTAATTGGTTCACATCATAAAAAAGTCATTGTGAAGTTTGACCCGCAAGATTTGCATAGCAAAGTCTGGGTATATAGCACTGAGATGATTTATTTAGGTGAAGCTGAATGTACTGAACGTGTTGCCTTTGGTGATAAAGCTGCAGGACGTGAACACGACAAAGCCCGCAAAAAATGGGTGAAAGCACAAAAACAAGCAGCTAAAGCACAACAAACGATGAACGCTCAAGAAGTAGCACGTTTTCTACCAGAACCAACTTTTGAAGAGGAAATCCAACAACCCAAAATTATTGAACTCTTCCACACACAGGGCAATGCAGTGAAAAAGGCAGAAGTCGTTCTTGATGATGAGGAAAATTCATTCGAGCAAGGCTGGCGGAAAGGTCTTGAAATGATTAAACAGGAAAAAGGCATTAAATAGGAGAAATCAAATGAGCTTAATTAACCAAATCAATGCAATTAAAGCATCAGGAAATATTAGTCAACGTGATATTGCACAGCAAATTGGCATTTCAGCAGGTGCATTGAGTGCTTATTTAAAGGGTAATTATGCAGGCAATATCGACAACATCGAGAGTGCACTCACGAACTGGCTTGCGACACAAGAAAAGAAAGAAAAAGTCTTCGTAGAAGCACCGCACTTTATCGAAATTCCAACTGCTAAGAAAGTATTTGGTGCGTTAGATATGGCACGCATTTTACCCACAATGGTCACTGTTTACGGTGCTTCAGGTGTGGGTAAGACAAAAGCCTGCCAAGAATACAAAAAGCATAATCAAAACGTGTGGATGATTACCGCAAGCCCAGCAAGAGCAACGCTAAGTTCAATTTTATACGAACTTGCATTAGAGCTTGGTATTAATGATGCACCACGTCGTAAAGACCGCTTAAGTCGCCTTATCACCAAGAAAATTAAAGGTACGCAAGGTTTAGTCATTATTGATGAAAGCGATCACCTTCCTTATGACGCTTTAGAGGAAATCCGAATTATTCAAGAAGAGGCTGAAGTGGGCTTTGCATTAATTGGCAATGACAAAGTCTATACACGCATTCAAGGTGGCGTAAACCAAGCTCACGAATACGCCCGTTTATGGTCTCGTATAGGTAATAACTGCGGCTTAAAAGCTAGCACAAAGGGCGATATTAAAGCGATTGCGCAAGCGTGGGAGCTAGATGTAACAGACAACGATTTAATGACAGTGCTTTACGACATTGGCGGCAAAGCAGGTGGTTTGAGAGCCTTAACACAATATCTACGTCTTGCGGGCATGACAGCTAAGGGACAAGGAAAAGTGATCACATTAGATCTGATTTTAACGGCACAAGCACAAATGAAGGGAGCGAACTAAATATGATGAACGGACAGCAACAAACAACGCTCAATCACAATAATGAAGTGATGAGCAAATACCTAAAACAAGTACAAAAAGCAATTAACAAGCTAGATGAAATAGGGCTTAGCGTGATTAACGTTCATTTTGAAAAAATCCGTCCTACCTTACGTGTACAACCTTGCTTTAACACTGAACGGTTAGAGAGTGAAAACAAAGCTTTTGTTTTCATCACTGGTTCAGACGGTAAGCGCTATCAAGAAGCCCAAATGACAGTTGAAGGTATTCGTGTGATTTGGCGTAAGTATCTTAACTAGCGAGGTAAAGAAAATGAAAAAAAGCATCGTGATTTTCAGTCAGCTTGCTCTAGTCGGATGTGGCGAAATACAAAAAGTCAGTCGAGATAAAACATATATAGGGATAGTAGGGCAAATTTCAGAAGTATGTATAAACGGTGTGACTTACTTAGTAATGAGTAAAGGCGGTATCACGCCGAAGATTAATGAAGAATTCTATCCATACACTTGTACAACCAAAACTAATGATATTCCACAATAAATAGGAGAAAAACAATGGCTAAGAAAGCAACCAGAATGAAAAGTGCAACTCAAACGGCAATCTACCAAAGTCGTGATGAAGTGCAAATTGCAATTAAAGAAATCGGTGATAAACAACGCGAATTACAACGTTTAGCAACGGAAATGAATGATGAACTCGCCGCTATTTCTGAACGTTACGCCCCACTTTTAGATAGTGTGAAAGAAGAACTAAAACCGATGCAAAAAGGTGTCCAGATGTGGTGTGAAGTACATAGAAATGAATTGACCGATAACGGCAAATGCAAAACTGGTTCATTCGTAACAGGTGAGGTGCAATGGCGTATTAAGCCACCTTCAGTCAGTGTCAGAAATGCTGAAGCAGTCATTGAACTACTTGAAAGTTTTGGTTTATATCAATTCATCAGAACGAAATCAGAAGTGAATAAAGAAGCTGTATTAGCAGACCCACAAGCTGTTTCTGCTATTGAGGGAATAAATATCAAATCAGGTGAAGAAGAATTTATTATCAAACCTTTCGAACAGGAGGTGAAGTAATCAGATTAGAACCCATTTAAACGCCCTTTAAACCTCGTTTGAGGGGCGTTCAGAATGTGTTTTACAAACAAGCAAAGGAGCAAATATGGTCATTCCAAAATTTAATAGGTTCATTCACTGGAGTAACATTGCAGCAAATGCTGAACGGAGCAAAGACTATGAACAAGCGAGTAAGGCGTGGGAGGTGGCAAGTCTTAATGCCTCACAACTTAACAAAGAATGGTGCAAAAATCGCAAAGCATTTTGTGACCGTGTGGCAGTTAAGCCGTTTTAAGGGGGGAAGTATGAACAAACAAAGCATAGCACAGCAAATAGTTGATATTCAGACAATGCTTGAAGTGGCGAAAGATAATGTGATTGAAGAACACAACGAAGATGCAAGAGTGATACTGCAACGTGTAGTCAGAGAGATTAAACAAATTCACTGGCGAATGAAGCCTGTAAATCAATAACAAATCTATTAACAAATAAGGAGCATAAAATGAACTATTCAGACTATATTAAAATGACACAATGTGGCGTTTATAGCATTACTTTCCCAACAGAGAATATTGTGGAAACGTTAGAAAATGCGGTACTTGCGGAACGAAATCAAGAAAAATTTGAGATTGTGAAAAATCTCATTACAGGTAAAAAAGTGATCACCTTTGATGACGGTGGGCTGTTTTTCTCTATTAGGGCTGAATTCAAACACCTCACTAAAGAACAAATAGCCTTTAAAGCCTTTGAGTTTAAAAATGTAACAAGTGAAAAAGATGCTGTTCATCTTGCTAAGGTGGAATTATTTAAAGTGTTGCCACCGTCCAGTGAAATCTACAATGTTTTTTATAACCCTAACACGCAGATTTTAGTGATTAATAGCAATTCGAAACGTAGCAAAATAGCATTAATGCAACTGGTAGAGGTTTTCGGCTTAGTGGGTGTGAAATCCATTATTGTGTCAGAAGAAAAACTAGGTATTAACACAAAATTTAACAGATTATTAAATGATAATGTCCCATTGTTTAACTCTATCGGTTTTGATTACGAAGCAACGTTAAGACGCGAAACCGAAGATGATAAAACTCACCGTACTTGCCGTCACTTAGACACAGAAGAAGGTAAATATAATGCGTTGGATGCACTAAACAATGGTTTTATAGTCCAGTCTCTTTCTATGCGATATGAAGATGAAAATGGGTTTATTGTGCGGTTTAAACTTGATGAATATTTGCGTATTCGTGCAATGAAATTTCGCGACTTTGCGGAAACTGCCAGAATGTTACGTTCTGCCTCACCAGCAAAATACGGCATTTTGACGGAATATTTAAACTGTCAATATCATGTGTTAAATCGCATTATCAAAAATACTTTATTGGAATTTACTAAAGACACTCAACTACAACAGTTTGCATAAAACCCATTTACAGCCCATTTCCCACAAAAGTGGGCTGAATAATGTGTTTTAACCATCGGAAGTCAATCAATGCGATACACAAGAGAAAAACTGATTCAATTAATCCACATTGCAAAACACAAACTTGCAATAGATGACATCACTTATAAACAAATGCTTTCACAATTAACGGGTGAAGAGAGCTGCTCAAAGCTCAAAGTGGCACAACTTACGCTGGTTTATACAGAGATGGAAAAAAAAGGATTTAAGCCTACAAGCAAAGGGAAAAAATCAAACAATTTCTATTCACCAAGCACTGAAAATGCCACGGTTCGTCACGATATCGCACACAAAATCCGAGCTGTTTGGATTGATATGTATAAATCAGGCTTTATTCGTGATGGTTCTGAAAGTGCATTAAATCAATTCGTGCGAAATACAGCGAATGCGGTGATGAAAGAAAAATGCAGTACGCTGATCTTTTTAAACGCAGGAAGCCTTGACTATGAAACAGGGGCAATCGTGTTAGAAAGGCTTAAACAATGGCGTAAACGTGAAGTGAATAAACTAAGAAAAGGAACAAGCGAATGAAATTATGTCGTTGCCCCGTGTGCCACTCTGATATCAATTTAGATCAGTTACTTGAGGACGACGCTGGACGTGAATTACTCACAATTTTAACTCAATTGAAATACGGTATTGCTCGTCCTCTGGTTAGTTATATTGCTCTCTTTCGCCCTGCCAAATCTGCATTAAATAATGCAAGAGCGGTAAAGCTAATTAATGATGTATTAAGTTTATTTCCTCAATCTCATTTGTTAGCCCATGCATTAAGCGAAACTGTGAACGCAGTACAAAATAAACGCCGTGAATATAAAAACACTGCTCCATTGGTGAACCATAATTACTTAAAGCAAGTTTATGAAACTAATAAACCGCACTTTTCAGGCGTTGGAGAACGTAGTACAGGAGAAGAACAGGAAAATAAAACCACATTTCAGCAAATAGACAAAGAAAAAGAGGATGCGATTTTATATATAGATCGTATATATCGATTGGGGCAAACAGTTGAAAAATTAGAAGGCTATGACATTTGGTTAGAATGGAAAAAACAGAGAGGAGAATTGTAATGGATAAAGATATTGTTGAGGTATTTGAAGATAAAGCACCCGAAATTCTTCTTGAACTTGCAAAATATATTGAGCTTACACTCGTCAAAAAAATAGAGATTGAAGCAGAAAATGCACGTCAAATTGGCATTGAAATTGCTCAAACGATCTCAAAAAACTGGGGCGGTTCTGTGGTGTATATTCCTCGCAATTTGATTTTCATACTGAACGAGCGTGATAGAAAAATTTTCAATGAATTTAACGGCACAAATCACCGAGATTTGGCTAAAAAATACGGTGTTTCAATGCAATGGGTATATACTATTGTAAAACGTATCAATAAAGAGGAAATTGCCAAACGCCAGTTCAATATGTTTGAGTGAAGTAGAATTGTGAATTAATGCACAAAAATCATAAAAAAAACGTCCGTCAGGGCGTTTTTTTATGGGAAAAATTCTGTTTTCAAAGTAGTATGCGAGAATTTATAACACAGGAGTTGATATGAAACGTTTAGGATTAATTTTATTATTAAGTGGTGTGCTAATTGCTGGTTGTTCAGAAGAAAAAGGAAAGCCAACATACCAAGAAATGGAAGCGATAAAACTGGCATTCTTTAAAATCACACCGCCAAACACTGACCTTGCAGCACAATGTGACTCAAAGAAAATTGGAGAACGTTATTATGCAGCTTGTAATTTTATGGGAGTTGGGAAAAGAACTAACTTAAATATTTTCTTATACAATAACGAAAAAGATAGTGCCAAACGTTTTTATGCACTTAATGGTCCTGCAATGACCACATACGATAATCATTTCAAAAATGAAACAGTATTAGGCTCATATAAAGACACATTCGGCTTACCAATGGAACAAGACATTAATTTATCTACAGTGAATGAGCAATTTAATCACTTAATGAAGTAAAAAGTCATCAATATATTTGCCATATCATTGCTTTAATTATTCTTTAAACCACTTTAAAATCAATTTAAACCCCATTTTACTATACTCCAGTTATTAAGAATTACTTGATAACTGGAGTTTTTTTATGGCTATTAACCACATCGTTATTCACTGTTCTGCCACCACCAATGGCAAACCTCTCCGAACAAGTTCACAAAGTGCAGCTGAGCGCATCGACCAATGGCATCAAAAACGAGGATTTAAACGAAATCTAGCGCATATCAAACGCTTTAACACGCACTTAAAACACGTGGGCTATCACTTCATCATTGACATTGACGGCACAGTTGAGACAGGACGTGAAGTGGGTGAAACAGGTGCACACGTTAAAGGACATAATCAAAATTCTATTGGCATTTGTCTTGTGGGTGGCATTACGGGTATGGGTAAAAACCATGGTGAATATACACGTGAACAATGGAACGCATTACACAAACTCTTACGTGAATTAGAAAGTCGATTTCCCAGTGCTGTCATTTGTGGACATCGTGATTTAAGCCCAGATTTAAACGGTGACGGTACAATCACCCCTAACGAATGGCTAAAGGATTGTCCTTGTTTTGATGTTTGGGAATGGCTCGACAGTGAGCAAGTGATTAATGATGAACACTTATTTGAATAAGGAGTATTACATGGGACTCAAAGAACTCATCACAAATGATAATGGACGCCTTTCTACAACAGGCACAATTCAATTTGGTGGTGCGGTTTTAATGGCAATGATTCTAGCGATTTGTGTGTATTTAGACAGATCTTATGTACCAGAGCTATTCATGACATTTGCAATCTTTTGTGGTGGAGGCGTCGCCACAAAAGGCTTTGCAAATGCGATGGAAAGACGACAAGGAGGACGTGAATGAACTTACAAGTGATTGTTGTCTGCACAATATTTTTTATTTTGTTATGTGGTTATGTTGTCTTCAGGTTAAAGCAAGCACAACGACGAGTTGAAAAGCTGATAGAAGAAAATGCACAACTTCAAACAGAAAAAGCTGTTGCAGAAACACAGGTTAAACATCATCAAGTGAGAAAACAACATGAAGAAAACACTCTTGGCAATAGCCGTGATGACATCATTAAACGCCTGCACGCCCAAGGCGATTTACGTGACGAATAATAGCTGTGCAGGCTTTAGCATTATTAAAGCGAGTAAACAAGATAGTACAGAAACTTTACGTCAAATTTTAGTGCATAACAGAACATACCGTGAGATTTGTACACAGGAACAACATAAATGAATGACATTTTAGATTTTATTCAGAAACACTGGGCAATTGTCATGGCAATTGGTGGCTCTGTGTGGACGTATTTTTGGCTAACTATGGACAGTAAATATGCGCGTAAATCTGACGTTTCAGACTTACGAAAAGCGATTGCTGAAAATGAAAAAAATCTTTCTGAAATTAAAGGTGAACTTCGTCATCTTCCCACTACAGCAGATGTTGCAGATTTACGTCTTTCTATTTCAGAAATGAAAGGCGAAACGAAAGCACTGAATGCAACTGTACGTAGTTTAATTCATCAAGTGGAATTATTAGTAGAAAAAGAGGTAACAAAAGAATGAGCAACGATATTTTTACTAAAGATCAGCGTCTTGTGATTTTACGTTCACTTGTAGAGGCAGGATATGATGCAAATGAGTCTATTTTAGACGATTGCCTTGCATTATACGGTCACAATATTAGTCGTGACCTTGTACGTAATCATCTTAATTGGTTGGAAGAACAGGGACTTGTACAAATTGAACGCTTACAAAGCGGTTTTATGGTAGCAACTATCACTCAACGTGGGCTTGATGTAGCTAGTGGTGCTTCTGTTGTTGAGGGTGTCAAGCGTCCCAATCCACGCTTAAAACTCAATTAAATCATGTTTTAAGGAGGATTAAATGAGCGATAAAACTACACGTGGACGAGCGAGTAAAGTCGACTTATTACCACCAAATATCAAGACGCAACTCGCGATGATGTTACGCGACAAACAATACTCTCAAGCGCAAATCCTAGAGGAAATTAATGACTTGATTAGAGATTGTGGTCTAGATGAAAGTCATTTATTAAGCCGCACGGGTTTGAATCGCTATGCCAATCGTATGGAGAAAATGGCAAGTAAAATCCGCAATGCGCGTGAAGTAGCGGAAATTTGGACGAAACAATTCGGCGAAGCACCACAAAGTGACATCGGAAAATTGCTGATGGAAATTGTGAAGAACCTTGCGTTTGAAACGTCTATTGGCATGAGTGAAAGCGAACACGCTGCTGATCCAAAATCACTTGCTTTATTAGCAAGTGCAGTGCAACGGTTAGAACAGGCGGAAAGTTTGAGTTTTAAACGTGAACAAGCCATTCGCCAAGAAACGATTAAACGTGCAGCAGAAGCCGTGGAAGAAGCAGGCAAACAGCAAGGCGTAAGTTTAGAAGATGTTCAACAAATGGTAAAAGCAGTATATGGCATCGAATAATACGATTCTTTATGACTATCAGAAGCGTTGGTTGAACGACAAAAACCGATTCAAAGTAGCTATGTTTGCCCGACAAACCGGTAAAACCTTCACCACCACGCTTGAAATCGTGTTGGACTGTCTTGCTGCGGAAGCTAAAGGTGAAAAAGCCCGTTGGGTGATTCTAAGTCGCGGGGAACGTCAGGCAAAAGAAGCCATGAATGAAGGGGTAAAACTGCACTTGGAAGCGATGGGTATTGCTTGCGAAGTGCTGGAAGTACCATTCAGTCCGACGATTAACGCCCTCGAAGTGATTTTACCGAATGGCTCAAAAATCACCGCCCTTCCTGCGAACCCTGACACTGCTCGTGGTTTCTCTGCCAATGTGTTCTTAGACGAATTTGCCTTCCATCAGGACAGCCGAGAAATCTGGAAAGCACTATTCCCTGTTATCTCAGCAGGTTGGAAATTGCGAGTGGTGAGCACCCCAAACGGCAAAGGCAACAAGTTTTATGAACTAATGACCGACCTTAATAATACAGAATGGTCACGTCATACCGTGGATATTTATCAAGCCGTTGCAGACGGCTTACCTCGTAACATTGAACAGCTACGCAAGGGTTTAAATGATGAGGATGCTTGGGCACAAGAATTTGAGCTGAAATGGTTAGATGAGGCAAGTAGCTGGTTATCTTACGACTTAATTGATGGTGTTGAACACGCTAATGCAGGACTGCCCGAGCTTTATACAGGCAATCCTTGCTTTGTGGGGATGGATATTGCTGTTCGGGGTGACTTAACTGTGATTTGGGTCATTGAGTTAGTGGGTGATGTGTACTGGACAAGAGAAGTGATCACGCTCAAACGGGTTGCCTTGCGAGAACAGCTCGCAGAATTAGACCGAGTATTTAATCAATACCACGTCATCACCTGTTATCTCGACCAAACAGGTATGGGCGAAAAAATGGTGGAAGATGCTCAATACAGCCACGGCAAACGCCGAGTGCAAGGTGTGTTATTTAATGTAGCCACCAAGCTGAATATGGCGACTATTGGCAAAAACGCCTTTGAAGATCGTCAAATTCGCATACCCCAAGGCGACACCGATTTGCGAGAAGATTTGCACAAACTCAAAAAGGTGACTGGCTCAAATGGCGTGCCACGCTTTATCGCTGAAAGCGATTCAAAAGGACACGCTGACCGCACTTGGGCGTGCTTTCTTGCACTCACTGCCGCTAAAGAAGGTGTGACGACTCCCACAAAAGCCCAAAGCCGAAAACCAAGAACAAGCCTAAAAATGACACAAGGATATTAATATGGCGAAGAAATTTGATTTAGTGAAAGAAATAGCGGTGCGTTCTCACGCCATTGATTATTTCAGCATGGGGCAATACCTCCCTAATCCTGACCCCGTTTTAAAGAAAATGGGGCGTGATATTTCTGCTTATCGTGAAGTCTTGTCAGATAGTCACGTAGCAGGTTGTGTCCGACGTCGTAAAGCGGCTATCAAAGGCTTAGAGTGGCGAATCACACCGACAGGCAATGACAAAACCGACGAAATCCTGAACACACTTTTTGAGCGTCTTCCCCTACCTCAAATTATTACTGAAATGTTAGATGCCGCTTTGTTTGGTTATCAAGTGCTCGAAGTGATGTGGGAAAACCAAAATGGCTTGTGGTTGCCTATGGAAGTTATTGGTAAGCCACAAGAATGGTTTGTCTTTGATGAGCAGAATCAACTGATGTTACGAGATAAAGAAAACCGTAACGGCAAACTCGTTCCCGAAAAAAAGTTTTTGCTGACAACCCAAGAGGCAAATTATACCAACCCTTACGGAAGACCCGATCTCGCTTTGTGCTTTTGGGCTGCCACCTTTAAGCGTGGCGGCTTTAAGTTTTGGTTAGAGTTTACTGAAAAATACGGTTCGCCTTGGTTGGTCGGTAAACATCCTCGACAAGCACAAACACACGAAATCGAAGATTTGTTAGATAGTCTTGAACAAATGATTGGTACTGCTGTTGCTGCAATCCCTGATGATAGCTCCATTTCAATGCTAGAAAGTGCAAGCAAAGGCGGCTCTTCACAGGTCTTTGATGAATTTTTGAAATATTGTAAGTCTGAAATTGCCATTGCTTTGCTAGGGCAAAATCAAACCACCGAACAAGAAAGTAATCGTGCGTCAGCTACCGCTGGGCTTGAAGTGACAAAAGAAATCCGCAATGAAGATATTACCCTAGTTGAAAGTGGTTTTAATCAGTTATTGAGTTGGATTTGTGAACTCAATTTCAATGTTGACACCTTGCCTAAATTTGAGCTGTATGAGCAAGAAAGCATTGATAAAGTTCAAGTAGAACGCGACCAAATTTTATCTCAAATGGGTGTGAAATTTACCGCTCAATATCTTCACCGCACCTATGGTTTTGAAGATGGTGATATTGAATTAATCAACAATAACACCGAAAAAACCGCAGAGTTTAATGAGCCCACGTTGCCACCGAATATCGCAGATGGGATCGTTGAACAGTTAGAAGTAGAGGGTGAGCTTTATGTAGAAGAATGGATGCAGAATATTAAAGATAGATTGAGTCAAGCCGAGAGTTTGGAAGATTTTCGCAATCAGCTTGACAGTCTCATTCCTGAGTTAAATTTTGCTGAATACGGTGAGTTGATGGCTTGGGCAAGTACTACAGCATTTTTAGCAGGTCGCCAATCTGTTGTGGAAGAAAAATAAATGAGTAAGTTTACATTTCAAGAGCAATCTCGTTACTTTGAGAAAAAACTCAATTTAAAAACCAATAGTTATTTAGATATTGTGGGTGAGGAGCACGACTATTTTTTCGTTGTTGCGGGCGCAAATCGTAATGAAGTTATCAATGCATTTCGTGAGGCAGTAGATCAAGCAATTCATCATGGGGAAACATTAGAAAGTTTCCGTCAGCGATTTGATGAGATTGTCGAAAAAACAGGTTGGGATTATAACGGCGGAAGAAATTGGCGAACACGTATTATTTACGACACAAATGTTTATAGCGCATATAACCGAGGGCGCTTACAACAACATTTAGACTTAGCAGATGTTATGCCCTACTGGGAATATCAACATAACGATAACAGTCACCCTCGTCCAGAACACGTTGTCTTGGATGGCACAATCCGTCCAGCGACAGATCCATTTTGGAAATACTATTACCCAATCAAAGCATATGGTTGTCATTGCACAGTCATTGCCCATGATGAGCATGATTTAAAAGCAATGGGGAAACAAGTTAGCCCTCCCGTTGAGATTGAATATGAAGATAAATTAGTCGGTGTTCGTTCAGGCTCTCCGCGTTTAGTCACACTCCCCAAAGGCTATGATGTTGGATTTGCACCTTATAATTTTGATAATTTGACCTCAAACAGAAATGTTGAGATTGATAGCATTTTGTTTCAAAAACTCACAACAGCAGAACCTCGCTTTGCCAGTTTATTAATTCAAGATGTGATGAAAAATACGGCAACGGTTGCATTATTAAATCACTCAATGAAAGAGATGATAGAAACGGTATCTAATGAAAAAATCGCAAGAGGAAAAATGAAGTACGTTGGGGTCATTCATGACGAAGTGATTGGTAAGCTAACTGCAATGGATAAAGCCCCTCAAACCGCGGTGATAGCAGTGCGAGATGAAGACATTCTACACGCTCTGCGAGAGAGTAAACAAGCAAAAGGGATTAACTTGCCTGTTGAATTTTGGCAACAGTTACCCGAAAAGCTACGCCATCCAAAAGCCATTTTATTAGATGAACAACACAAGCAACCAACACTTTTGTTCGTATATGAAACAGAACAAGGCAAAGTAGCAGTAAAAATGGACTACGAAATCAAACTAAAAGATGTATTAACTAACAAAAAACTACCGCATAAATTAAATATGATACGTACTGCAAGTGCAATTAAAAGCGATGTAGAATGGAGAGACTTTAAAAAAAGTTATGCATTATTATGGGGAGAGCTTGATTAAGCGGTGGTTTGCCTGATTCGAACAGGATAATGACGGATGTAGCATTGCCGCCAACCTTTCCAGTAGGAAACCCCCACCGCACTTTCACTATACGCCTAAACAATTTTTTAATCAACAAGGAAAAGCCTGTGCTTAAAATTGATATTAATGACCAGCAAGTTGGGATTAAGCTACAACAGATTGCAATACAACTACAGCACCCTCGCAAGCTTTATGGTGTGTTAGGTGAAACATTGAAGAAAACGCATAAAGAACGTTTTAAGCAAGAAGTTGATCCTGAGGGTAAAAAATGGCAAGCGCTCTCACCTGTCACTCTCGCATTGAAAGCAAAACGTAGAAAAAGTCCTAAAATCCTACGTCAAGATGGTTATCTTTCAGATAAGACAGCCTATAATTATGATGATAAAGGTCTTGAGTTTGGTAGCGCTGCAAAATATGCAAGGCTACATCAATTTGGTGGGCAAGCAGGAAGAGGACGTAAAGTGACTATTCCACAGCGTAAATGGCTTGGTATTAGCCAAAATGATGAAACATTATTATTGGCAAAAGCTACCTCGTTATTACAACGACAAATCAGCCAAATTGTAGGATAACCACTAGAAATCAAAATAACGCCACAAATTAGCCCTGTGGCGTTAAAATCTAAAAGTAATACAATTTAACTACATCTAAAATTTAAAGCGAATTAAAGCGATTTAAACCGCATTTAAAGCACTTTAAGTTTTTATATAAAACTCAACTCTCTCTTAATAATGTTTTCCTCATCAAATCTTTAAAGCACTTTAAAATCTTTTTTTCTCTTCACAGCCTATTCTAGAACTATTCAAACAACAGGAATAGCGTATGGAATTAATCGAAATTTTCAAAGCGGGTAAACGTGTTGATGCAAACGGGCAAATTGTTGAAATCACGACAGGTGATTTACAACAAGCCGTTGAAGCTTATGACCCAACCTTTCACGAATCCCCCGTGGTGATCGGTCACCCGAAAGATAATCACCCTGCCTATGCTTGGGTGAAGTCATTGCAATTAGAGGGCGATATTCTCAAGGCAGAATTAAGCCAAGTTGATCCTGAATTTGCCGAAATGGTGGAAAAAGGGCGCTATAAAAAAGTTTCTGCTTCATTCTATCTTGCCAACAGTCAAGCTAATCCTAAACAAGGCTCACTTTATTTACGTCACGTCGGATTTTTAGGTGCAGTGCCTCCTGCTGTAAAAGGTTTGCGTAATCCTGAATTTGCTGAGGGCGAAGAAGGTGTAGTGGATTTTTCTGACTGGACAGAAGCCACACTGTGGCGACGTTTGCGTGACTGGTTTATTGGTAAGCACGGGCAGGATGAAGCGGATAAAGTCTTACCCGATTATTTAGTGGGTAGCGTGCAAGAAGAAGCCGTACGCAACTCGCTACAACCGCAAAAAGCGGAATCTCCGATTTTTAATGAACCCACTCAACCACAAGGAGAACCTGAAATGAGTGTAGAAGAAAAAGCCGAGCTTGAGCGTCTGAAAGTTGAAAACCAACAGCTAAAAGACGAAAAAGCCCAAGCTGAAGCCCAAAAAGCTGAGGCGCAATTAAATCAAACGAAAGCCGACAACGCTGATTTTGCAGAAAGTTTAGTCAGTGCTGGAAAACTTGCTCCTGTGGCAAAAGAAAAAGCCATTGAGTTGCTGAACTGTGCTGCTGTGCAATCAGCTGGTGGCGTAGTTGAATTTGGCGAAGGGGAAAACATCCTGACTGCAATTAAAGCATTTTTAGATGCGCAACCTCAAATTATTCAATTTGGTGAAGTGGCAACGAAAGATAATGCCACAACAGCTGAAGATAATACGGTTGAATATGCGGAAGGCACAAGCGCAGAGGCTATTGATATGGACAAGCGTGTACGTGCTTATATGAAAGAACACAATGTGTCTTATGTCACCGCATTCAATGCAATGCATTCATAAATCAAGGGAGAAAATCAAATGTCTGATTTATCAAAACATCGTGTTGTTGACCCTGTATTAACAGAGTTAGCACAGGGTTATTACAACGGGAATATGATTTCTGAAGTGTTATTCCCGATTGCAGAAACACAAAAAGAAGGGGGCAAAATCCCAACTTTTGGGCGCTTAGCATTCCGCTTACAAACAACAAAGCGTGAACTTCGAGCCGCATCAAATCGTTTAACACCTGAAGATATTGGTTCATTGACTGTTGTGTTAGAAGAAAACGACATTGAATATCCAATTGATATTCGTGAAGTGAATGAAGCGGAAGGCGTTTATCCACTTCGTCAGTACGCAACAGGTGTCACTCAAGATGTGATTGTATTAAATCGTGAAAAAGCCTGTGCGGATTTAGCATTAAACGAAGACAACTATGATGCAAGCAATAAAATCACGTTAAGTGGTACTTCTCAATTTACGGATAAAAACTCTGATCCAATTTCTGTTATTAAAGCAGGTATTCGTGCAATTAAACGTGCGACAGGTCGTAAGCCGAATGTTTGTGCAATTTCTGGTGATGTATGGGAAGTATTAAGTGAACATCCCAAAGTACTAGAAAAAATCAAATATGTGGCAACGGCAGTATTAACGCCTGAAGATTTTGCAAAGTTAGTCAAAATTGACAAAGTCATCATTGGGGAAGCGGTGTATGAGCAAAGTAGTGAATTAAAAGATATTTGGTCAAAAGCTATCGTTCTTGCTTATGTTGCAGCTGCATCAAAAGAGAAAAAACAAAATATCTATGAGCCATCTTATGGTTATACCGTACGTCGTAAAAATGGCTTATATGTGGATACCTATACTGAAGTTGGGGGCAAAGTTGAAATTGTGCGTACAACAGATATCAATAAGCCATACATTGTTGGTAAAGCGGCTGGTTACTTAATCAAGGGCTGTATTTAAATCTAATTTAAGCCGTATTTAAACGAGTTTTAAGTGCGGTTTACTCACTTTTTTGGGAGAGAAAAATGAATAAAAAAATGTTATATGCCGTCATTGGCACAATGGCAATTCTTCACAACGGCAAACGTTATGAAAAGGGCGACAAAATCGAATTGACTGCTGAAGAAGCGGAAAACTTATCGCTTTATATTCAGCTAGACCAATCTGAATTGGAAAAGCGAAAAGAAGAACGACGTCTTGCTGAAGAAAAAGCAGAGCAAGAGCGTTTAGCCGCTGAAAAAGCACAAAAAGAAGCTGAAGAAAAGGCAGAAAAAGAACGTTTAGCGGCTGAAAAAGCGCAGAAGAAAGCGGAAGAAAAAACCAAAGAAAAGGCAGATAAATAATGTACATTGCGGCAAAGGATTTAACAGAAGTATTGAGTGAACGCAGTCTGATTGAACTATCCAATGATCATTCTAGAGCGACTGAGTATAACCCATTAGTGCTTGACAAGGCTTGTCAGTATGCCACGGAAACGGTGGACGGTTATTTACGTTCTCGCTATTTGTTGCCGTTAAAAACTGTGCCGACTATTGTACGTAATATCTGTTTACAACTTGCTCGTTTTTGGCTTTACTCGCGCCGTCCCGAAGGGAAAGGCTTTCCTGAAAATGTCAAAGAGACTTACGCTCAAGCCTTAAAAGATCTGGAGCGTATTCAAAACGGCAAGCTCCATATCGGTTTAGCTGAATTGAATGAAAATGGCACAAATGCCTTACCTGATGTGCCGAAGTTCAAAACCAGAGCAAATAAAAAAATGGATTTATCTGGTTATTGAGGGAGATTGTTATGAGTGCGACACAGCCAATTTTAAACAGCATACAAACGCACCTTCTATCACAGATTGACCGTTTTGCTATTGAACTCTTCCCTGACAATCCGAGTGAATATTTCCTGAGAGATGAGTCGGGGGCAATTCTTATTCAATACGCTGGGTCAAAGTTTGAACGTGTTAATAGCACCGATATTATTCAACAACGACGTACTGTGACAATTGCATTAACGGTCATTGCACGCAGTCAACACAATGATGATGGTGCGTTAGCAATTTTAGATCAAGTGCGGTTGGCTATTGTTGGATTTCGTCCAGAAAATTGTCTCGCTTGTGCATTAATCAGTGAGGAGTTTGCAGGTGAAGCAGGTGGGCTTTGGCAATATCAGCTCTTAGTACAAACCGAAACGTGGCAAGTTGAACAAACAAAAATAGTGGATTTACCTAAATTGGCAACCGTCTATTCTCGCAAGCCAAGTGATCCGCTTAACCCCATTTTAAAATCTAAATCATAGGAGAACTATATGGCATTTCATCACGGCACAGAAACCAAACGTGTTACAGGTGGCTCCGTTGCAGTCGAAACGGTTGATGGTGCAATTATTGGCATTATCGGCACAGCACCAATAGGTCCACTTAATGAGTTAACACTGTGTCAAACTAAGAAAGACTTTGCCAAATTTGGTACGATTTTAAATCAAGGTTTCACCTTACCTGATGCATTTGATGTGCTTGCTCGTTATGCAGCAGGTCAGGTTTATGTAGTGAACGTCTTAGATGTATCAAAACACAAAAGCGAAATTCAAGATGAAAGTATTACGCTGGATGAAACCACGTTACTTGCATATACGCAAAAACAAGGCTTATTAAGCCTAACATTAAAGTCCAATAGCACACCATTAACCTTAAATGAAGACTATTGGGTGGATATGCAAACGGGCGAAATTCGTTTAAAAATGAGCAAGGCATCATTGACTGCGACTTATACCTACGCTGACCCAAGCAAAGTCACTGAAGAAGATATCAAGGGTGGCATTGAAAGTTCAACAGGTAAACGTAAAGGCTTTGAATTGTTGCGCGATGGTTTCAACTTGTATGGTGCGGATGCAAAAATTCTGATTTGCCCCGAGTTTGACAAAACAGCGAGCTGTGCTTCTGCACTTGGTACACTTGCAGAACAATTAAAAGCAGTGGCTTATGTGCAGTTGCCGAAAGGCACGAGCCTTTCTAAAGCTATCCAAGGTCGTGGTCCACAAGGCACGATTAATGCGAAAGACTCAAGTGAGCGAGTGCGCCATTTCTTTCCTTATGCATTAGGTTCAAGTAATCAATTAGAAAGTTTAGCTGTTCACGCCGCAGGGCTACGTATGAAAGTGGACGTAGAGAAAGGTTATTGGCATAGTACCTCAAACCACCAATTACTCGGTGTAATCGGTATGGAGTTACCATTGACAGCACGTGTTGATGATATCCAATCGGAAACGAACCGTTTAAATGCGGTGGGTATCACCACCATTTTCAACAGTTTTGGCACAGGTTTCCGACTTTGGGGGAACCGTTCGTCAAACTATCCAACCGTCACGCATATCATCAATTTTGAAACCGCACTTCGCACGGGGGACTTAATTGATGAAAGTATTCGTATGGCCGAATTGCAATATATTGACCGCCCAATTGATGACGCATTAATTGATAGCCTTACTGAAACGGTAGACACTTATTTGCGTGCCTTACCTTCAATTGTCGGATATAGCTTAGGGCTAGATTATGACTATGATTTAGTGGACGCCTTCAGCAAAGGGCAAGTACCGATTAAATACGATTACACACCGAAATTACCAGCGGAACGTATTACCAACACGTCAGTAATGACACGTAAATACTTGGTTAATTTGGTGTCACAGAAATAAGGAGTAATAAATGAGCGTAGCAATTAATCAGATTGTCAATGCAAATGTGTATATGGACGGGAACTCATTACTTGGCAAAGCAAAAGAGTTTAAATTGCCAGATATTGAATTTGAGCAAATTGAACATAAAGGTTTAGGATTAGTAGGCACTATTAAACTGCCTGCAGGTATCGCTGCTTTAGAAGGTGAGGTGACTTGGGATAGCTTTTATCCTGAAGTAAGAGCTAAAGCCTACAACCCGATGAAAAATATACAGTTGATGGCTCGTTCTAATCTACAGGTATTCGATGCTCGTGGTTTGGTGGCAGAAGAACCAATGGTTACCATTATGAATGTGAGCTTTAGTAAAACTACTGGTGGTAGCTTGAAAAACAAGGAATCGACCGAGCACGCAGACACATTCCAAGTGTACTCTATCAAGCAAACTGTTGGCGGTAAGGAGATCTTCTTCTATGATGCCTTTGCTAATATCTTGCGTGTAAACGGGCAAGATGTATTGCAAAAATACCGCACGAATATTGGGCAGTAGTTAAAAATCTTTAAAGCGCTTTAAAAGCACTTTAAATCACATTTAATTAAACTCCTTAATGAAGTTAAACAATACCATTAAGGAGTTTTTTTATGTCTCATCAAATCCAAATTTATCGCAGTATTCCACTCCAATTTCCAATTAAAGACGGGGAAGGTAAAGATATTACCGAATTAAAGATTCGCCGTGCAAAAGTGGCAGATATTAAACAAATGAGTAATTTTAAAGGCACTGATGCAGATAAAGAAATCTATATGCTATCACTTCTCACAGGGCTGGTACCTGAGGATTTTGATGCCATGGATATTGCGGATTATGCCAAAGTCCAAGCAGCGTTAGCGGATATGCAAAAGGGAAAGTAAGTATTGAACAGCTCAATGCTATGGTTGCTGATGTGGCGTGGTGGTTTGGTTGGAATGTTAGTGAAATTGAACAAATGACATTAGATGAATTATCAACTTGGCTAGAACAAGCTAACCGGCAAATTAAAGCAGGATACAGTAAAGCCACGCTATAACGTGGCTTTATTACTTTATTTGTTCGCTTTTGAAAACAAGCGTCCTGAACCTAGCCGATAGGCAAAAAATAAAACAGCACCGATTATTTGCCAAGCAATAACCCAGATAAAAACAGCAAAAATAATTTGCATAAAATCCAGTTGTGATGCTGCAAAAGTTAAAAATGAATACAGGGTATAGCCAAAGCCTACAAGACAGCTCAATACAATGAGGCTTTCTAAAAAATCAAAGCTAGCAGTGGTTTTCATATCTACCCCCTTAGTAATGAGAGAAATATAAACGATGTCTTCAAATTTAGCAATATCTTTAGTTATCGGCGCATCCGTCGGTGGTGCGATAGCTGGAATTAAGAATTTAAGAAATAGCCTGAAGCTTTTTAAAGACGAAAGTCAAAGCGTTGGGAGCCGCATGCTAGGCTTGGGTAAAAATGTTGCGCTTGGAACCAGTTCATTAATCTCGTTAGGTACTGCCGCAACAACATCCATGCTTGCTATAGCACAACCTGCAATTAAATTTGAAAGTGCAATGGCAGATGTAAAAAAAGTAGTGAATTTTGATAGTCCTGCTCAATTCAAAGAGATGGAGCAAGATATCCTTAGGCTCACACGCACTATCCCTATGGCAAGTGAAGAAATCGCTGCTATTGTTGCTGCAGGTGGTCAAGCGGGTATTGCTAGAGAGAATTTACTTGGTTATGCCGAAGATGCCGCAAAAATGGGAGTGGCATTCGATATGGCAGCAGGTGATGCGGGTACTGCGATGGCAACCATGGCGAACGTATTGGGCAAGCCGATTAGTGAAATGGCAAAATTTGGTGATGCGATAAACCATCTATCAGATAACGCTAACGCAAAGGCTGCTGATATTGTCAATGTCATTGCGCGAGCAGGGTCAGATACAAGAATGTTGGGTTTAACAGAAAACCAAGCGGCAGCATTAGGTTCAACATTCCTGTCCATGGGTAAAGCGCCCGAAGTTGCGGCACAAGCGATTAAAGGCATGAGTTCGGCATTTGCAGAGCTTAAAGCTGGTAAGCATGCTAAAGAGTTACAAATGCTTGGGCTTACCCCAAAATCATTTGCTAAAGCAATGAATAAGGACGCACAGGGGGCAATTTCTGACTTTATTGCAAGAGTGAAGAAATTACCAAAAGATAAACAGTACCCAATCTTAGCTAAAATGTTTGGTAAGCAATATGCTGATGACATTATGTTGCTTGCTCAAAATACGGCGGAATATAACAGACAACTCGGGTTACTCGAAGAGCGTGATGAAAACGGTAATCTCAAATACATGGGCTCTATGCAGCGTGAATTTGAGAACCGAAGCGCAACGACTGAAAACAATCTTCAGCTTTTGAAAAATAGCTTTAATGAAATTGGTATCGCAATTGGTGCTAAATTCCTTCCTCCTATTAATTTATTAGTGAATAAATTAAAACCTGTCATTTACAACATTTTAGAATGGATGCATGCCAACCCAGAACTTGTCAATCAATTTGTTCAAATTGGGGGTGGTTTAGTAGCAACAATTGGTGGATTTGTTGCATTAAAAACAGTGCTGTCACTTGGCTTAATGGCAATCTTGCCGTTTTGGTCGGGGGGTAAAAAGTTATTTTCTCTATTCAAATTCTTGACACCTGTATTGATGAAACTTGCCTATGGATTTGGTTATACACTTGGATTGATTGCTAAAGGTGCATTGTTCTTGGGTAAATTGCTTTCAGGTGTTCTAGTGAAAGGCTTGATGTTAGTTGGCAAAGCAATGATGTTTGCTGGACGTGCAATGTTGATGAATCCTCTTGGCTTGCTGATTACGGGTATTGCTGTTGGTGCGTTCTTAATTTATGAGTACTGGGAGCCTATCTCAGCATTCTTTTCTACCCTCTGGGCAGACGTTACGGTTATTTTTGATAATGTTTGTCAATTCGTGACTAATATCTGGAATGATGTGCAAGGTATTTGGTCTGCAGTTTGGGATGGAGTAACAAGCTGGTTTACAGATTTATGGGAAAGCATTAAAGGGCTATTTAACGGCAACTTTACAGAGCTAGGCAATATTATTCTTGCATTTAATCCGCTGTCATTATTCCAGACTATTTTTAGTTCAGTATTAAATTATTTTGGCGTTGAGCTTTCTGCTGAATTTACTAATTTTGGTAAAAATATCATTGATGGATTAGTGAATGGTATTGGCAATGCTTGGAATAGCGCAAAGGAAACGGTAAGTGAGCTTGGCACCAGTGTCAAAGACTGGTTTGCAGAAAAACTCGGTATTCACTCCCCGAGCCGTGTATTTATGGGGTTCGGTGAAAATACAGTACAAGGACTAGCAATTGGTGTTAATAAATCCTTGGGATTAGCAGAAAAAGCAAGTGATGAAATGAGTAATGCGGTAGGTATTTCCCCCCACTCCAATTATCAATCATTACAAACCACTTTTGCACAACAACAAAGCGAGCAAGCTCAACATGGCGGAATGACGATTCATTTTAATCCCACTATTAATGTAAATGGTTTATCTAATAACCAAGTGTTAAATGATGTTAAAGAGGGGTTAAACATCTCTTTAAGAGAATTTGAAACCATGCTTGCGCGTGTATTAGATCAACAAAAACGGAGAGCATACTAATGTATTTAATGTTGGGCACAATTGCACTTGAGCCTATTGATGTCACTGATTTTTCAGAAATCCAATCTGCAAGATTTGCAGAACATCAAGTGTTAAAAGGTAAACCTCGTTTACAAGCGATGGGTGAAAGTTTAGCTGAATTGAATTTATCTGTCCGCTTGCATCACAAAATTGGTGGAGTTGAACGTCGTTATCAATCTTTACTCTCTGCCAAAGCGAAACAAGATGCTTTGGCACTCATTTGGGGACGTGGCAAATTTAAAGGGAATTTTGTGATCACAGATATTCATTCAACTACGCTATTTACAGATAAATACGGTAATGTGCTGTGTCGGGAGCTAACAATTAGCTTAAAAGAATATGTTGGTGAATTAAAAAATAATTTATTAGGTGCGGCATTAAATATTGGTAAAGGCTCATTATTAAGTTCGATACTACCACCAGAATTTTTTGCAGGAATGAATGCAGCAAAAGAAGCCTTAATAAAAGGGATTGACCTTTATAACCAAGGTAAACGCATTGTTGATGAGGTGCAAAATACCATTGCAATTATGAAACAATTTTCACAAGACCCTGCTGCTGCGTTAGCTTATTTACCCAGTGTGTTAGGTAATCTTGATGGTGCACTGGGTAGCTTCGGTGAGCTAACAGGAATGAGAGAGTTATTTAATGGCGTGCGTTCAGTATTGCCTGTTGTTAGTGAGTTCAGTCAAGAGGTGGCTGAAATACAAAGTGGTCTAATGGCGATTCAATCGGATTTTCAACAAGGCACAAACGGTTCAGATTTGTCAGAGTGGTTTCCCTCTGCAAATAGAACCATGTCTGAGGTTGCAGAAAGCTTTGATTTCTTAGCCCCTAGAGTGGCTGAAATGACCGCTTGGATTGTGTTACGCAATGATGATGAGGTGAATCATGACACAGACCGTGCTTAAACACATCGTTAAACAAGGCGAACGCTGGGATAACCTTGCATATCATTATTACGGTGATGCGCTAGAGTATTCTCGTATTATTGACGCTAATCCGCATCTCAGTTTTTACGAAGTATTACCTACTGGAGCAACCGTATTTATTCCCGTGTTGCAAGTGAAACCTACGAATAATGAAGATATGCCGCCATGGTTAAGGGGAGATAATGAGTAATATTGCCCAACCTGATTTTTCACTATTTTATGAAAAAACAAATATTACCGCAGACATTGAGCCACACTTAATTGAATTAAGTTATACGGATTATTTAGAAGGTCAAAGTGATGAACTTGTGGTGCAATTTGAAGATATTCGCGGAAAATGGATTCGAGCGTGGTTTCCCACACAAGGTGATAAGCTAAGAGGCGCAATTGGCTATAAAGGTGAACAACTTGTTGATATCGGTGCATTTGAAATTGATGAAGTCGAATACCAATACCGCCCTTCTAACATTACATTGCGTGCATTAAGTACTGGGGTGTCTAAAAATCAGCGTACGCTCAAACCCAAAGCCTATGAACACACAACCCTTGCACAAGTCATTGCCGTTGTAGCAAAACGTTTAAAATTAAAAGTGGTGGGTGAGATAAAACATATTCCCATTGCTCGCATAACACAATATCAGGAGCGTGATTTAGAGTTTTTGGCACGCCTTGGACGTGAATACCATCACAGTTTTAAGGTAGTAAATGATCAGCTTGTCTTTACAGCAAAAGAAAAATTGGGCGAAAGTGAGTCTGTTCTCACTATTGAAGAACAAGACACTATCAGTATTAGTCTTCGTGACCGTATTAGCTCTACCGCAAAAGAAGTGAATATTAGTGGTTATGATGCGAATGGTAAAAAAGTGATTAAAAAAAGTAAAAAAGCAAAGGCAAAACGTGAAGATGTTGCTCAAGCGGCGAAATCTAGTGAAGATAGCTTGCAAATTGTGACACGTGGCGAAAGCCAAGAGCAAATTGATGCAAGAGGTGAAGCGGCACTTGCAGAACAAAATGACGACCAGCAATCTGGCACGATTAAATTATGGGGAAACCCAAAACTTGTGGCGGGTAATACGATCTTATTACGCAATTTAGGCGTTTTCTCGGGTAAATATTTGATTAAATCATCACGCCATACGATTTATCGCAATCAAGGCTACACAACGACAATAGACGTGAGATTGCTAGAGTTCATTGCTGATGACCTAGTGACACAATCAATGGAGAAACACAATGCAAACCCATAATTTCACTGCAACCTATCAAGAAGGTATTATAAGTGCGGTGGATAGTACAAAACACAAAGTAAAATGTAAAATTCCTGCACTTGATGATTTAGAAACAGCGTGGCTTTCTTATCTCACGCCCAATTCAGGAGGTAATCAATTTTATTGTTTGCCAGATGAAGGCGAGCTTGTGGCAATTCTGCTGGATGCACGTGGCGAGGGAGGGTGTGTATTAGGTACAATTTACAATGACCAAGACCCTACACCGACTCAAGATAATAATATCTGGATGAAAAAATTTAAGAATGGCACTGTAATCTCTCATAACCGTAATACAGGTGATGTAGTTGTCAGTACTTCTGGACAGGTCAAAGTGACTGCTGCAACAGCGATAGTGAATGCAGAAAGTACAATTAATGGCAACACAACAATTAATGGTGATGTGGCTGTGAATGGCGAATTTTCGGCAACGGGCGCTGTGAGTTCATCAACGTCGGTGGATGCGCCAAGTGTCACATCGAATGGTGTTTCTCTTGATAGCCATACACATAACAACGGTCCACGCCCAGATAAATAATTCTTTAAAGCACTTTAAAATCAATTTCCCCTCCTGCCCTGTAATATCAGGGCTATGAATACACATACTCACTTAACGACACATTGGCAACTTGCCCCAAATGATAAAACACAATCCGTCATTCAGGGCATTGATGATATTCATCTTTGTATTGCCAACATTCTCAACACCATAAGAGGCACTGATATTTTACGCCCTGAGTTCGGTAGTGATCATTTTCGTTATATTGACCAACCTGAAGATATCGCGGTGCCTCACTTTGTGCGTGAAATTACCTTTGCCCTTTCTCTCTGGGAAAAACGCATTAATGTGGACGAGATAAAAGTCAGCGGAAATGCACCGCACTTTTCTTTCACTATTTTTTGGTCGTTAAAAGAGGATATCTATCATGAAATCTATTCAACAGAGGTCAAGGGATAATGAAAGTGGATGATGTAAAAATTGTGTCTGAAGATGTGAAACAAATCCTTGCAGATACCATTGCAGATTATGAAAAACGCACTGGCAAAACATTGCAACCAGCACATATTGAACGCTCAATTATTCAGTCTTATGCCTACCGAGAATTATTAGTACGTAAAGGGATTAATGAAGCCTTTCTAAATACTTTTCCTCAGTTTGCACGAGGCTTAGCGCTAGACTTATGCGGTGAGCCAATGGGCTGTTATCGCTTACAAGACAAGCCTGCACGTTGTATTTTACGTTTCAGTATTTCCGCCTCACATCCTTCCATTTTAATCCCGAAAGGTACTCGTGTTGCAGTGGATGAAAAACTGGAATTTATCACTCTGAATGATGATGTGATCACATCTCTTATCACGTACGTGGAAATTGAGGCGCAAGCAAATCTATCTGGCGCCATTGGTAATGGCTGGGAAATTGGGCGAGTGAAAACCTTAAAAAGCCCATTAATGACCTCCCTTGAAGTTAAAGTGAGCAACATTGATGTGCCAAGTGGCGGTCTTGTGCAAGAAAGTGATGATGACTATCGCAAGCGTATTTTGAGCGCCCCTGAAGCATTCTCAACCTGTGGTTCAGTGGCTGCTTATGATTACCACGTGCGTGCAGTTTCGCAAGCTATTGCAGATGTGAATGTAGCAACACCCAAAGGTGGTTTAGTCCGCATTACGGTGCTGACAAAAGAAGGCATCCCTGATAGCCGATTGCTTAATGACATCAAGCAATATGTCAGTGGTGAAAAACGCCGTCCGCTTTGCGATACCGTTGAAGTGAAAGCCCCTACGCAGCGTGATTATCAAATAACAGCAACATTAAAACTGCTTGAAGGGTTTCGTGAGGATATTGTGAAAACCAAAGCTCGTGATGCACTTCAATTGTACCTTTCCGACAAAACGAAAAAACTAGGGCTGGATGTAGTGCCGTCAGCATTAATCAGTGCTTTGCGTGTTGAGGGTGTCTATGACGTCACCCTCACTTCACCGCAAAAAATTGTGGTGGCAGAAAATGAATGGGCAAACTGTACTGCAATTAGCGTAGAAGTCGAAAGTGAGAGAACAAATGGCTAGATTACGTTACCCCGATATTATCGCTCGAGATGTAAAATACACAACACTCGCTGAACTTGGACAAAGACTACCTCAGTTTAAGCTCTCGCCTATTATGACTACGCTCGTCGATTTACTCGACGACCGTTTTATTGAAGTGCTTGCGGAGAAATGGAGTGCCACAGGCTATGACGGATTATTTCTCGCGACAACACAAGAATCTAAAAAAGGGTTGATTAAGAAATCTGTTGAATTACATCGACACAAAGGCACGCCTTGGTCGGTTCGTGAAGTAATTCGCCAACTTGGATTTGGAGAGATTGAAATTGATGAGGGGCTAAAAAATCGTGATTACAGCGCAAATACCTTCGTCAATAAAATTCCATCAGATGAGAGATGGGCATATTACGGCATTCAATTAAGTAAGCCTGTGACGAATGAACAGGCTATCGAAATTAGAAAAATATTACGTAATTTTGTGCCAGCACGTTGTTTGCTGGGTGTACTTGACTATAAGGCTGCACCAGTACTCTACAACAATAAAGCACGATACAACGGGCAATATAATCACGGTTCTGTATAAATTTTAAAGGCATTTAAAGAGGGTTTTAAAATGGCAGGTTTGAAAGAAACCGAAAAATGGGAAAACGAAATTTATCGCATAGAAGAAAACGACCCTGTTCATGGGGGTGAAGACGGCATTACGAATAAGCCACTCAAGCAATTAGCAAATAGAACTAAATATCTGAAAACCGAAGTAGAAAAACGCTACATCGCAAAAGATGCAAGTACAACACAAAAGGGACTCGTTCAACTTGACTCAAGCATAGACTCAGATGCAGAAGATAAAGCAGCAACGCCAAAAGCTGTAAATGCGGTAAAAGCGTTAGTGATTGCTGTGAGAAGTACGCTAAATAACTATATTCCAAACAGCAAGAAATCAGATGCTTATAACAGCTCAAGTTCAGACACTATTGCGACGAGTTATGCTGTTAAAAAGGTACGTGATATTGTAGAAAATCGATTTTCATCCCTCGCTAATGCGGATGGCTATAAACATGTTGGTCGTTGTAAATCAGTAGAGATGTTACGCAAAGTCGTTCCTAGTAAACATGGACAGCGTATTTTGGTGGATGCGTACTATGAAGGCAGCACAACAGGCGGTGGTGAGTTTGTGGCGGATTTGCAAGATTTAACGACAGCAGAT